ACTATATACTTATCTTTGACCAAAAATTAAAAGTATGAAAGAGAAGAGCTATAATTTATTTGGGAGTACTTGGATAATACAGTTTGTAGATGAAGTAGTTGATGAAAATGATAAGTGGTTATTTGGAGAAACAGAGAGTCCCTCAATAGTAATAACTATTAGCACAAAGAAGCCTGATGGTAGTAAACTTTCAAAGGATGAAATTGAACTTACTGTCCTACATGAAATAGTACATTCTATATTCCAAACTGGACAATATATGAGTTGTGATAATGATGAACCATTAGTAGAATGGACTGCAAGATGTTTAAAAGCCTTAAAAGAACAGCATATTATATAGTCAATAGTTAAACTTTCATAAATAATAGCCCCAGATTTGGATATGTCATTTATTTTTTGTATGTTTGCACCAGAATTAGAACTATACATCTAATTTCTCCTCCAAAGAAGTCCCTTGCAGAAGTTCAGGCTTTGGAGCTGACAGGGTAGTAATCCACTTCTCCCATAAATAGGGAGCTTATATAAAGGCTGGTATGCCTGTGGATGAGGTGAAAATCCTGCTAAAAAATGCCTTGATTATAAGTTACAGTAGCACACCTATGTATATGAGAAAAGGTTGAGGGTAAAGTGCTCTTGGGGATTAACCGCCTGTAATGAAGTATCATGGTAGGGGTACTGGAAACTTTACTCTGGCAGAGAACCAATCTGCTCAAGGGATTGTTATACACTTTAAAAAACAAACAAATATATGAAAAGAGTTATTGAAGAAGTTATAAAGAATGTAAACATTGTCAAGTGTGAAGGTGCTATCTGTGTGTCAGTTAATAGTAATGACAGGAGATACTATGCACAAGGAGTTAGCTCAAGAATGTTGGATGTAAAGAGATATAAGGTATGAATAAACTAAAAAGTAGTTTGCTTTGGCTGTGGCAGTTACCACAGAATTTGTGTGGTATAATCTATAGGTCTATATCTAAAGATAATAGAATATGTGTTATAGAGAATGATGACTCAAGAAGTGTAGGTGCTAAAGTATATTTACAAAGAGCTAAGGGTGGTGTAACTCTTGGAAAATATGTGTTTATTAATCAAGATTACACTGACAAGGAAGCAGTTATAAAACATGAATGTGGTCATGTAAAACAGAGTAAGATACTTGGTCCTTTATATTTATTAGTTATTGGTATTCCCTCTATACTACATGCCTGGCTTAATAATTATATTGGATGTTGTTGGAAGAATGGAAAATACAATTATTATCATTTTTATACTGAAAAATGGGCTAATAAGTTGATGGGTATTGAATCTTGAATTAAGATTCAACCCATTATCTTAATTCACTTCTGGAGTATTTTCGTACTATCTTGAAAATAATTAGTGAAAGATTTGCATATCTCAAATATTTGACTTATCTTTGCATCATGATTAGAAGATAAGAACATTGTTCCATAGTATAATGGTTATTATACCTGATTTTGGCTCAAGTAATGTAGGTTCAATTCCTGCTGGAACAACAATAAATGCCCTGTTGGTGTAATGGAAGCACAAGACTCTTCTAAAGTTTTAGATAAGGTTCGAGTCCTTAATGGGGTACTTTTGAAGGTGGATTTTTTTTTGTTTCATGATTTTTAAAGAGTGGACTATCTGGTCTGTGAAGATAGGATAGTCAAAATGGTGGGTTGGACAAATTGGTTAAGTCACTGCCCTTTCAAGGCAGTCATTAGGGTTCAAATCCCCTACCCATTACAAAATAGTCTATGTAGCTTAATGGTTAAAGTGCTGCACTGTCAATGCAGAGAACAGGGTTCAATTCCCTCATAGACTGCCCTGAACTAAGTCCTATCTCAAAGAGTTGAGTAGGCAAATGGAGAGATAACTCAGTGGGACTGGGACTTGTCTTGAAAACAAAGTGGTCATTTATTTGACTGGGGGTCGGGACCTCATTTCTCCGCATTATGGTACAGATATTTAGAAAACAAGGTTGGTGTCTCAACCCTAATGATAAGATAGTGAATGCTATCTTGAAAAGATGTGAGATTAATAATGGTGAGTGTCCCTGTCATAATACAGGAGAGGATAAGAAATGTCCATGTTCTGATTATAGAGAACATGATACTTGTCATTGTGGACTTTATTTGAAGCTGGAGGATTAACCCTAATGGTAAGGGAACTGTTTGCTAAACAGTGAGTAGTCTAAAAGGATGTATAGGTTCAAATCCTATATCCTCCGCAATATAGAGTAGTTGGGTAATTGGTCAACCCCCTGCATTTGGGATGCAGAAATTGGAAGTTCGAGTCTTCTCTACTCTACAAATGGGTCATGTAGTGTAATTGGCTAACACATCACATTTGCACTGTGAAGTTGGGGTTCAAGTCCCACATGTATCCACTGTTTCATGTTTTCATAATGTTTGTTTTTTTTTTTACAGGTATTGGGCACACCTTAAGTGTCCTACACTGCTCCTTAGTTCAGTGGTTTAGAATAGTTCCCTTACAAGGAAAAGGTCATTAGTTCGATTCTAATAGGAGCAACTAAATGGGTTGTTAGCTCAATGGTAGAGCAAGAAGCTGTTAACTTCGAGGTTATAAGTTCGAGTCTTATACTTCCCGCATAATGTATCCTTAGTTTAATGGTAGAATGATGGTCTCCAAAACCATAGGTAGTAGTTTGATTCTATTAGGGTATGCTTAAATTGGTACATCTTCTAAAGGTTAGGAAACATCCCTGATAAGGATGCAATCACAGTTCAATTCTGTGTGTACCAACTCATATTCTGATATACTTCAATAGGTAGAAGACTGCTCTCATAAGGCAGTAGTTATAGGTTCAAGTCCTATTATCAGAACTGTGTTAGTATTTTAATTGGTCAGAAGTCCTGACTGTGAATCAGGAGGGTATGGGTTCAAACCCCATCTAACACCCTAAATGCTGAGGTAGCACAAGTGGTAAATGCAGATGGCTTATATCCATAAGATAGTGGGTTCAAATCCTACCCTCAGTACAATTAAATGCCTCTATAGCTGAATGGTTAAAGCTGCTCCCTCTTAAGGAGAAGATTCTAAGTTCGATTCTTAGTGGAGGTACATATTCCCCTATAGCAGACAGGTGTAGGCAATAGACTTTTAATCTATGAGGTGGGGTTCAATTCCCCATGGGGGAACAAATATAATGGGTACATAACATCAGCAGACTGTAAATCTGCCCTCCTTTATCAAATTGATGTAATGGACTTTGGAGTAGGGGAGTTCGAGTCTCTCTGTGCCCACTTATTAATGGAAACTTAGCAAAGGTGGTCTATGCGGGGGACTGAAAATCCTTAGATAATGGTTCAACTCCATTAGTTTCCACAGCTTAATGCCCCTTTGGTGGAATTTGGTAGACACTCTGGATTTAGGCTCCAGTGCGAAGTAATAGTAGTGTAAGAGTTCGAGTCTCTTAGGGGGTACAAAAAAAAATATGCAGATTTGCTTGCATATATAAATTATAATACATATCTTTGTAACATCAAATTAAAACAATATGATAGATACATTTGGAGATAATCTGTTAGAAGGTTTTGAATATGAATCTCCTTCACATGAAGGAAATCAATTTAAAGACTTTCTATGTGTACTTGAAGGATTCAAGACTAAGTTTAAGAATCTTCATTGGTCAGCATATAGTAATTCAATCCATGTAAGGGTTGATGAACTTATTGATAAAATATCTGATTATCAAGATATTCTGGCAGAAGAAGTTCAAGGTATTCAAGGACAATTTGAACCAAACTTCCTTAAGGGAACTAACTTTGATTTCACTTGTCCTCATGAAGCAATTGATAATCTGATAAGTAGAACTGATACCTTCTACACTAAATTACCCCAGTCTTCTAACTTTGCTGGAGTTAGAAGTGAATGTGAAGCCTTCATTACTAATCTTCACAAGTATAGATACTTGTTTGAATTATGTAGAAAGGGTACAATGGATTAAGATAGCCTCATAGTCCAATGGTCAAGAGACAGTAGATTTAAGCTCTACCCAGTGAGGGTTCGACTCCCTCTGGGGCTACTATGCTTCTTTGATATAAAGGTTATTATGCTTCACTTGTAATGAAGTTATATAGGTTCGATTCCTATAAGAAGCTCAGCAAGTTACTAAAAGCTGCCATTCATACAGTGAGAGAGTAACATCCTGTGCTACTATGAATACCTTATGGTGTAGATGATAGGAGGTTCCAGCTAAGCTGAGACTGGAAAAGTTAGAGTACCAATAGCAAATCTCTAACAAACGCAGGTATAGTATAAAGGTTAGTACAATAGACTTCCAATCTTTTGGTGAGAGTTCGATTCTCTCTATCTGCTCTTGCAAGTTGGTGAAAATAGAAATCACATTAGGCTCATAACCTAAAGTTCCTGTGCAAGTCAGGGCTTGCCCCCAATTAAACTAAGAAATATGAAAGAGGAGAAGACATTAATCACTTGTATTATAGGCTCTACAGTTAGAGAAGTAATCAAGCAAGCTCAAGAGCTTGAAATTAGAAGAGAAGATATAGTAAGTATGTTTCCTTTAGGAGGGCAGATTTACTTAGTATTTTATGAGTAAAAACAACTGGTATTATGGAAGAGAAGAAGACAAAAGAACCTCAGTACAATGAACCTAAGATGATGTTACAGCTTGCTGTTTATAGTGCTGTTGGTAAATATAAAAGTATTATAAGGGCTATTAGAAAAGGTCATGTAACATCTTGGGGAGAGGAAGTCCCAAAGAGACCTTTCAATAATAGAAAGAGGACCCTTGGTAGGGAGTTACAGATTACTAAAGAGAAAATTTATGGAGAACTTAAGTATAGAAACCAAGCCAGTTGAGCTTGAGACTCCCAAGGAAGAATATAATAATATACCTGTTGTATATTGTAAGCATTGTCTATCATTAGCAATAAGAAACTCAGATGGCATAGATTACTGTGACAAATGTGGTGGAACTGAAACTGGTGAGGCACACATACATGAATGGGAGAAAATGTATGCACAGAAGTATGGAGGAAATTATGTAAACAGATAATAAAGATGGAGAGAAGAATAACATGAAAGTTGTAAAGGGAGACAAAGACACTCCAGAAGTGAGAAAGCTAAGTTATGAAGAACTGGAGAATACTGCACATCAGTTGTCTGAACAAAGTAGACAGTTATATATGCAGAATCAGAAGTTGAATCAGGCTTTACAGGAGTCTAATCTTGCTAACTTCTATGAAAGATTGAAGTGGTTATGGACAGTAATTACCTCTACTACACCTTATATCTCAGAAGAGTTCAAGCAGAAGTGTGGTGCAGAATTTGAAGTACTAATGACTCAACCTGAACAGGAACCTGAGGAAGAAGTAAAGGAAGGAGAATAAACTATGGCTAAGCAAGTGGATTCAATAGTTAGGATTCCTTGCAAGGTAGATGGTAAGTTCTTTAGATATTGGTTCGAGTTTCTCACCCCATTCCATAATCTCACTGAAAGAGAGATGGATGTCATAACATCCTTTGTGAAGCAAAGATATGAGCTTAGTAAGATTATAAAGGATAATGAGATACTTGATAAGGTTACTATGAGTGAAGATACTAAGAAGAAAGTAAGGGAAGAGTGTGATATATCTCTTCCTCACTTTCAGGTCATCATGGGCAAGTTAAGAAAGAATAAGGTCATCATTGATGGGAAAATAAACCCAAGATACATTCCATCAGTAGATGAAGAGAATGGTTCATTCAAGATGATGTTATTATTTGATTTCTCATGATATACTCAGAAGCAATAAAACAGGTATCCATAGAACTTGGATTACCACCACAAGTGGTGAAGGAAGCCTATGAGTCCTTTTGGACTTTTATTAGAAATAACATCAAAGCCTTGCCTCTAAAGGAAGACCTAAGCAAAGAGGAGTTTGATAAGTTGAGAACCAATTTCAATGTCCCATCATTAGGTAAATTATCCTGTACCTATGATAGGTTTATAGGAATCAAGAAAAGATTAAAATATTTAAATAAGCTAAAAGATGATTACAACAATAAAGAAGGTGAAGCCCATGTTCAATAACATGGTAGTCACTTTAAATAAATATCCTGCTGACCTAAAGACTACTGGTGGTATTATAGATAGTACCAGAGCTGGTTCAGTAAAAGAATATCAGACAGTAGTAGCTGTTGGACCGATGGTTAGGGGTATTGAAGTAGGAGATATAGTATATATCAATCCAAAAAGATATGCAGTAATGCAACATAAACCTGGCTCATTGCAAGATGGTGTTATTAAAGATAATCCTGTAGTAGGATATAAGTTTGACATCATAGAGATTGATGGAGTTGAACACATGATGATTCAAGATGGAGATGTAAAATTTGTAGCAGAGATTGAGGAGTTTGAAGAAAATCCAACTATTGTTACAGATATACCTAAAATAGAACTTAACTAATATAAGGCTCTGGCTCTTTATGGAGCTGGAGCTTTTTTTTTAATCTAAAAAGATTAGTCATGAAATTAGTAAAACTTGATAATTACCAGATAGGGTTTGAGCCTGAGTTACTTCTCTTAAAACCATTCAAGAGAGTGTGGACAATGGATAGAACTAAGGATAAAAATAAATTTATGGAATTCCTTACTATTCTTTATTTTGTTTATGACTCCAGAAGTGAGTTTAATTATATAACAGATGAGGATGAGAGGATTAAAGAAGTATGTTCTCTAAATGGATTTGATAGACCAAAATTCAATAAGGATGAATTAGATTGTATAACAATTTATAAGAAATCTATTATTACTACTTCTTCTTTGCTATTGGAAGATACAAGAGTAGCCATAGACAATATAAGACAATTTCTCAGAAATGTTGATTTAACAGCTACAGATGATAAGGGTAAGCCTTTATATACTGTAAACAATATTACTACTGCTATAAAACAGATTCCACAATTAGCTAAGGACATAATGGAGACTGAGAAATTGGTGGCTAAGGAGATTGAAGAAGCAGGTAGAGCAAGAGGTAATCAAGGCACAAAGACATTAATGGATGATGGAATATTAGTATGAAAGATATAATAGAAGGACTAAATGTATGGTGGGAATCTCAACATAAGAAAGGTTATTATATACTAAGGACATATACTGAATCTGGAGTAGTAAAGGCTATTAAAACACATAATGTAGAAGTATATTATACTTGTGATAAACAAACCAAATTAGCTTTTTCTTTCAAATATTCTTGTAGAGAAGTCACTGAAAGTGGACATAATAAAACTTTAAATAAACTTAAAGCTCTATTAACATCTTCTCTTCTGGAGTATATTTACTCTTTAAAATAGATATTTTATGGAATTTAATATATATCAGTCCTCAATAGAGGACTTACACATTGACAAAGAGAATCAGGAAATACAGGACCAGTTTTATGAGTTTATAAACAATATCCCATATATAAGAAATCTGATTTCTCCTAACAGAAAATATGCTAAAGATTTACCAAGAGACAATGATAATAAGATAATTATAGACTTGACTAATCCTCACATACTTGTTGATATGGATTATTTTAGACCTACTGCAATCCATTATAGTAAAACAGGAAAAGTCTCAAGTTTAAGACCTAACCCTAATCCTAATAGTGAATATGGAAAATGGATAAGAGAGGAGGTTAGAAGGTGTAATGAAGGTTATATAAGAGAATCTGATGGAGAATGGATTACAGGAGACTATTATTTTTTCCTTAATTATTGTCCTATACTATTATCAAAAATACAGGAAGGAAGTAAGAAGGCTCTTAGAGTTTGGGATTTCCCAGAGGTTTGGGAAGGTCATTACTTGAAGTTTCATTATATAAAGATAGCCAGAGATAATGGGCATCATGGTGCTGAATTGGCAAGTAGAAGTAAAGGTAAGTCATTCTCATTGGCAGCTATGATTGCCAAGAGGTTTTTATTAGGAGAATCCAAGGAGGTTAATAGAGAAGTAAAGAGTCTTGTTACTGCATATCAGAAGGAGTATCTTACTAAGGATGGAATCCTTAACAAGTTTCAATCCTATATAGATTTTTGTGCACAAAATACTCAATTTCCAGCAAGAAGACTAAGAAGTTCTCTTCAAGATATGAACTGGAAAATGGGTTATATAGACCTTGATACTAATACCCAAAAAGGAACATTAAATGAAGTTATTGGAGTGTCAAGTAAGGATGATGAATCAAAGTTGAGAGGTAAAAGAGGTGTTCTGATTGCTGTAGAGGAATTTGGTAGTTTCCCTAATCTGTTAGGATTGTATGGAACCTTAAGACCTTCTGTAGAAGAAGGTGATGCAGTATATGGCATAATTTACTTACAAGGTACAGCAGGTGATGATGAATCAGACTTTGCTGCTGCTCAAGAATTGATGTATAATCCTTTAGGTTATAATATACAGGCTATTCCTAATGTATATGATAAAGAAGGTCAAGGCAGAAAATACTTCTCTTATTTTTTCCCAGGCTACCTTAACAGGAAAGGATGTTATAATAATAATGGAGTGTCTGATGTTACAAAAGCTCTTTTGGAGATATTAAAGAATAGATACTTAGTTAAGTACAATTCAACAGATATAAAAGCTATAACTAAAGCTATATCTGAAATTCCTATTACTCCTCAGGAAGCTATTTTAAGGACCAAAGGTAATCTATTCCCTATAACTGCTCTTAATGAGAGATTAAATCAGCTTGATAATAATATAAATGAATATGATGATGTTTATGTAGGAAATCTTGTATTCAATAGTAAGAATGAAGTGGAGTTTCTACCAACAACAGAGTTGCCTATTAGAGAATTCCCATTAAAAGATAATAAAGCAAAGGGGGCTATAGAAATATTCCAGATGCCTGAGAAAGATAGAAATGGTAAAGTGTTTAATAACAGATATATAATGGGTAATGACCCTGTTGATGATGATTCTTCAAATACTTTATCTCTTACTTCTACCTTTGTTCTTGACTTGTGGACTGATAAGATTGTAGCTGAATATACAGGTAGACAAGACTTTGCAGATGATAACTTTGAAATTGTCAGGAAACTCTGCATATTTTATAATGCAAGATGTCTATATGAAAACAACAAAAAGGGATTATTTGCTTATTTTAGCAAGATGAATTGTTTATATATGCTCGCAGATATTCCTGAATATCTTAGGGACAAAGAAATGGTAAAGGGACAATTGTATGGTAATAAAAGTAAGGGTTATAATGCTACTCAATCTATAAATAATTATGCTAATATTCTTATCAGAAATTGGTTACTTAAACCAGTAACAAAGATAGTTATTGAAGATAATGAAGAAAAAGAAATCACTGTATCTAATCTGTATAATATAAGGAATAGGGCACTATTAAAAGAACTTATACTCTTCAATCCTGATATAAATGTGGATAGGGTGAGAGCATTAGGAGCTTTAATGCTGTATAGAGAAGAAAAGATTATCCTATATCAAGGAAACCCTTCAAGAGACTCAGAAGAAGTGCCAAAGGATTATTTAGGGAATGATAAGTTCTTTACTGAGAATTACAGGGTAGTACAAGCCCCTTTCCAGAAACCCAGTAAATTTAGTACAGAAGATGTAATTAGATAAACAAATCACTTATGTGCTTGACTAAATGGACTTTTTTACTTACTTTTGCAGCATGGAAGAAAGAAAGTATATAGTATATATTCATAAGAATAAAATAAATGGAGAAGTATATGTGGGTATAACCCACTATACTAATCCTGAGAAAAGATGGAGAGAAGGTAAAGGTTATAGTATCAATCCTCATTTTACCTCATCCATAAATAAATATGGATGGGATAATTTTGAGCATATAATAATCTTTAAAAATATTCCAAAAGAAGTTGCTTGTAAAGAGGAGCAGTTGTTAATTAAAAGGTTCAAAAATAGAAATTTATGCTATAATATTTCAGATGGAGGTGAATCTCCTTCTATAACAGAAAGTATTAAAGATAAAATATCTAAAGCTCTTAAAGGTAAGCCTAAATCTGAGGAGCACAAACTGAAATGTAGCTTAGCTATAAAAGGAAAACATTGGACTAAAAACAAAGAGTCTGTGAATAAGACTGTTACTACAAGGAAATTAAATAATAGTTATTGTAGGAGACCAGAATGGTTATGGAACTATAACAAGTCTGGAAAGAATAACCCCATGTTTGGTAAAAAACATAAAGAATGTACATTAGCTCTGAAATACAAAGCTGTTGTTCAAATAGATAAAAATAATAAAATTATAAATGAATTTAAAAGTATAAAAGAAGCTGCAAGTACTGTCAATATATCTTCCACCCATTTATGTTCTGCATTGAAAGGAAGGTCAAAAACTGCTGCTGGTTTTATATGGAAATATAAGGAGGAATAGATATGTCTGATATGTTAAATTTCCCAAGACAAATGCTTCCATTCAGTAGAAAAACCAAGGAGTGGAGGAAAAATTGTTTACTTTGGGCAAACCAGAAAACCTTTTTTAATTACAGCCTTGTAAGAAAATCTGTTATTCATAAAAAAATAAATTATGATTTATTAAATGGGAGACTTCATATGAGTGATATGGAGTTGATATTAAATCCTGACAATATAAAAGCTGCCTATATACCAGACAGAATTTCCCACTTCCCAATAATGAACAGTAAATTAAATGTACTTAGAGGTGAGGAAAGTAAGAGAGTATTTGATTTTAAGGTTGTAGTAACTAACCCAAATGCTATCTCAGAAATAGAGGATAATAAGAAGAATGAGCTATTACAAAGGCTTCAAGAAATGATAACTGACACCTCAATATCTGAGGATGAATACAATATCAAACTTGAGAAACTAAATGACTATTATACCTATGAATGGCAGGATATAAGAGAGGTAAGAGCAAATGAATTGCTTAACCATTATATCAAGGAATATGATATTCCTCTTATATTCAATAATGGTTTCATGGATGCAATGACATGTGGTGAGGAAATCTATCAATGTGATATTGTAGGTGGAGAACCAGTCATTGAGAGAGTGAACCCATTAAAGATTAGGATATTCAAGTCTGGGTACAGTAATAAGGTGGAAGATGCTGACATGATAATCCTTGAGGATTATTGGTCTCCAGGTAGAGTAATAGATACATATTATGATGTATTATCTCCAAAGGACATAAAGTATATTGAAACTATGCCTGATTACATAGGTCAGGGAGCTGTTGACCAGATGGATAATATTGATGAAAGATATGGATTTGTTAATCAGAATATGATTGGTGATGAAATAACTGTTAGAGATGGAACCTATTTCTTTGACCCAGCTAATCTATTTACAGAAGGTATTGCAAATTCACTCCTTCCTTATGACTTGGCAGGTAATCTTAGAGTGCTGAGATTATACTGGAAATCAAAGAGGAAGATACTTAAGGTCAAATCTTATGACCCTGAAACTGGTGAGGAAGAATGGAACTTCTACCCTGAGAATTATGTAGTAAATAAGGAAGCAGGAGAAGAAGTACAATCATTCTGGGTTAATGAAGCATGGGAAGGAACTATGATTGGCAATGAAATATTTGTCAATATGAGACCAAGATTGATTCAATATAACAGGTTGAATAATCCTTCAAGATGTCACTTTGGTATTGTAGGTTCAATCTATAATCTTAATGACAGCAGACCTTTCAGTTTAGTGGATATGATGAAGCCATATAACTATTTATATGATGCTATTCATGATAGATTAAATAAGGCTATTGCTTCAAACTGGGGTTCTATCTTAGAGCTTGACTTATCTAAGGTTCCTAAAGGATGGGATGTTGGTAAGTGGATGTACTATGCAAGAGTAAACCATATTGCAGTTATAGATAGTTTCAAGGAAGGTACTATAGGAGCCTCTACAGGTAAGCTGGCAGGTGCTCTTAATAATGCTGGAAAGGGAATGATTGAGACTAATATAGGTAACTATATTCAGCAACAGATTAACCTTCTTGAGTTTATTAAGATGGAAATGGCTGATGTTGCAGGTATATCTAAGCAAAGAGAGGGTCAGGTTTCATCAAGAGAGACTGTAGGTGGAGTTGAGAGAGCTACTCTTCAATCAAGTCATATTACTGAATGGTTATTTACTATTCATGATGATGTAAAGAAAAGAGCTTTAGAGTGCTTCTTAGAGACTGCAAAGGTAGCTTTAAAGGGAAGAAACAAGAAGTTCCAGTATATATTATCAGATACATCTACAAGAGTAATGGAGATTGATGGTGATGAGTTTGCTGAGGCTGATTATGGTTTAGTTGTAGATAATAGTAATGGAACTCAAGAGCTTCAACAGAAGTTAGATACTTTGGCTCAGGCTGCATTACAGACTCAAACTTTATCATTCTCTACTATCACTAAGCTCTATACATCTTCAAGTTTAGCTGAAAAGCAAAGACTTATTGAGAAAGATGAAAAGCAGATTAGAGAAAGACAAGCACAGGCTCAGAAAGAACAACTTGAAGCTCAACAGCAAATAGCTGCTATGCAGCAACAACAGAAAGAGGCAGAACTTCTCCAGAAGGAAGAAGCTAATATAAGAGATAACTCCACTAAGCTTCAAATAGCCATGCTGACAAAGGATGGAGATATTGATGATGGAATTAATGTAGAATATTCTCAAGAGGCTAAAGATAAGCTTCTTGAACAGATAAGAGAGTTTGATGAAAAACTTAAACTTGATAGGGATAAGTTAAATCTTGAGAAAAGAAAAGCTGAAACTGATGCAAGTATAAAGAGACAAGCTCTAAGAAAAAGAAGTAGTACAACTAATAAATAAAAGATATGAAGACAATAAGAACTTTAAAAATAAGCCCTAATGCTCCTGATACTAACTCAGTATGGCTGTATAAAGGTACAATGAAGTACTTTAACAATGGGGAATGGGAGACTGTAGGAGGTGATTCAGAACCTTATGTACTCCCTAAGGCTACTACCAGTGAAATAGGTGGTGTAAAACAAGCTACTAATGTAGGTGATTTGGCTACTGGAGCTGAACTTGCAACAGTGGTTACTAAGGTAAATGCAATTCTGTCTGCATTAAAGGTGGCAGATATAATGGTTGGAGATTCAAATTAATATACTATGTTTTTTACACAAGAAGATTATAGAAAGATAGAGAAGTGGCTCCTTGCAAACAGTAGGAAAGATACTGATTTTGTGGGAGCTGCAACTCCCCTTAAAGGAAATGAAACTGTAGTTCTTGTACAAGATGGTAAGAATGTTAATGTACTCTTGAAGGATTTGATAGAACAAATCTTTCTATTAGGAGTATCAGACTTTCTTAATGTTACAGATAAGTATGGTGAATCAAGAATTAGCCTTACTCAAGCTATTCAACTAATACCTTATAAGAGTAGAAAGATTGGTCAAGTTATTACCTTTCTTGATGAAGATGGAGAATGGAAACTATTTCAGTTTCAAGGAGAAAGGGTGAATCAATGGAATAATGCAACTTTATGGGTTGATTTAATTGAGAGAATACAAGGTATATCTATTATAGATAGTGAAGATATAACAGCTACTGTAGATAACTTGAATCAAACTTCCTTAACATTTGCAGATAAGAACTATAATACTACTGACTATTCAGGTTTAGGTAGAGTGTATCTTAGAAAGAATATACAAAGGGTTCAGAATCCAAATACAGGTATATTCTATAATACTAATTTGCTTACTCAGCAAATGCTGGTTAAAGAAAATACTATCTATATTGTACAGTATGATTACAGTTTAAACTTTCAGACTATTACTGTTCCTGACAACAGTATATTGCTTTTTGAAGGTGGTACTATATCAAATGGTACTCTTAATGGTGCAGGAGCTAATGTATTATCAGTAGATAATAGTAAGGTAATATTTGGAGAAAATGTAATCATTACTGGAACATGGAATATTCCAGAGATATATGACTCATGGTTTGCATTTGATGCTACCCCTAATAAAGTTAATAATCAACTAATTACTAATATATTATCTTTATCTGATGATAATATAAATAATACTATTCATTTTGAAGCTGATAGAACCTATTATTTTGAGTTACCTTACAAGGGTAGAGCTAATTTAGGAGATGATGTCAGACCTAATTATAGTTTATTATATACAGAAGCTTATTCCTTTCTAAGGATATTTTATCTCAAGTCTAATACAAGACTTATTATTAATAATGAGCTAAGAATGCTTCCAACCAACCAAGGGGCTTATACTGTATTTTGGGTTTCAGGGAAAGATAATATAGTTATTGAAGGAACAGGAGCTGTCTATGGAGATGCACATGACCACTTATATACAGACCTGTTTGCTGGAGAATTATATTATGGTGAATTTGGTCTCATATTTAGGTTTGAGGAGTGTAAAAATATAATAATTAGAGATATTACATTATCTGATGCCTTTGGGGATTGTTTAAATTTTAGTACTAAAATATACTCTGCAACAGAAGTTGGTAGTTATAACAAAAATGTAACTATAGACCATGTTAAAATTAAATATGCAAGAAGAAATGGCATATCTGGCACTGCATATAATTGGTCTATTATAAATTGTGAATTTGAAGGAAATGGTATAGAGGAAATAAAAGGAACTGCTCCTAAAGCTGCTATAGATTTTGAAAGTGATTATCTTAAAATTAATCCAGAGGTAGTTTGCAAGAATGTTGTAATGTCTAATTGTAAATTCATTAATAATGAATTTGATGTAAGTTCTGCAAGTGCTACTTTAGAAACAGCTACTGATTATGCAGTTTCAATAAGTGATTGTGTATTTACAGCCCCTTTAAGGATAAATCAAACTTATTGGTTGAAATTCACAAATTGTACAATCCCTTATCTTACTAATGTGGGTAATTCAGTAGATTATTTTACAGCAAGTGCTCATTTGAGATATGAAAATTGTCAATTTGGAGAACTAAATCAAGCTGTTGTAAACAATGCTTTTTTAAATGATAATGAGTTAATAAATTGTACTTCTCCTCAAAATGAGGAAGGGGGTATAGTATTTATGCCAAATCTTGGCAGTACAAGAGTATGGAAGATTTCTATCCCCAAAAAAGGAGATGAACAGGCTACAATAGGATTATCAATATTTACAAAATCTTCTTCAAGGAGGTCACAGTTAAAAGCTGTTTTGCATTTAGGAAATTCTGATAATACGTGTGTTTCAGATTTTGAAGTATTTTATTCAAAAAGCTCTACACCTTCCTCAGCTATATATGCCAATTTACCTGTACTATCTAATATAGTATTTAACTCTGTAGATAAGCAATATGATATATATTTGACTAAAGGAAATACTTTAGATGGGAGTGCTGATAGTGCTATAGATTCTACCCTTGTGTACTATAAAGTTCAAATGTTTCCAGTGACCTTTAAAGCAGGTGAATCAACTCAAGGTACTCCTATAAGTGGAGGTTCCTACTCTGAACTTCTTAAGCCTACTGTAACAAGGATGAACCTTAGTGAAATTCCTCCTACTGTAGTATTTCCTAAGGATAGAATGTTTAAGGTTGTAAGAACTATAGGAGAGTTACCTACAGATATGTTGCCAAGAGAGGCAGGCTCCTGTAAATATGTTGTGAGTAGCAAAATGCCTGCTTATTGGGATACTGCAACTTCTTCTTGGAGAAGTGCTGATGGATATAAAGCTTTTAATAGAAGGATACTATCTTCTTCAATAGCAAATTTAGAAACTACTCTTACAGTATCAGATGCTGGAATAAGTTTTTATGTAACTGATTGGCAAAATGTTATCTATTGGAATGGAGGTCAATTTATAAATACTGATGGTACTACTATTAAAGCAGTGTCAATAGTTTAATTAAATAAAGTAGTATTTGACATATAAGTCAAGTACTACTTTTACTTGCATATATGAGAACTTTTACTTATATTTGCAAGCAATAAAACAATAAAACAATATAAAAATATGGCTTTAAATATAATAATAAATAAGGTAAGTGTAGCAGCATCTTTTGCTGCTGGAGCTACAGTGGCAACTGCTGTTGCATCTGGGGGAACTGCTCCTTATGTATATAGTTTAGCTACAGGTGGAGATAAGTTTGCTATTAATAGTTCTACAGGAGTAGTTACTACTATTGCAGCTAGGGATATAAACAATATTGCCTCCTTTAGTGTAACTGCTACAGATAGTACTACTGGAACTGCTCTTACTGGAACCTCAAGTGTAACTTATCCTCCTATTCAATCTGCAATTCAGAATAAGTTTAATAAACCTAATACAATATATAAAGTTACAAAAGATATTACTTTAAGTGGAGGTACTCTTACTATACCAGAAGGATGTACACTTGATTTTCAAGGAGGGTCATTTACTAATGGAACTATAGTTGGGACTAATAGTGATATTAGAGCTGATGAACATGTTACTATTTTTAAAGGGATAGTTATTGGAGGAACTTGGAAAGTAAAAGAAATAAGTAGTGGATGGTTTAATTTTGTCCAAACTGTCAGATATAATAATCTTCAAAACTTTAATAATTTATTCGCATTGACCAGTGGTTCATTTAGTGGTACAGTTAATATAGGTGGAGGTACTTATTATATAACAATATCTAATAGAGATACAGATTTTATTTCTATAAATGACAATACTATTGTTAATCTATCAGGAACTATAAGGTTAAATCCTAATAACCTAAATAACTATGAAATAGTTAAAATAGTAGGTAAGAATAATATTACCATACAAGGTGGTGGTACTATTTATGGAGATGTAGAGGGTCATACTGGAACCACTGGAGAATGGGGAATGGGTATTACCATCTTAGATGGTAATGATATAACCATTAAAGGTATTACAGTAAGAAACTGTTGGGGAGATGGAATTTATATAGGTCAAACTGAAAACACTGTAAATAATTATCCTATTAATATTCTAATTGACAATGTTACTGTAACTAATAACAGAAGACAAGGAATATCCATAACATCTGTTCAAAATCTTACTATAAGAAATTGTAGAGTATTAAATACGGGAGCTATTAAATTTACTGCTTCAGGTGCAGGTATAGATATAGAACCTAATATAGCTAATGCTATGTTAGAGAATATAAATATTGAAGGTTGCTATTTTGCAGGAAATACTAAAGGGGATAGTGGAGATTTACTTATTACAGCTCTAATATTTGGGAGTGAGGTGAATACCACATTTAAAGCAACCATTAGTAATTGTTACTTTTCTACTAAAGTAAGACTAACATCCAGCATTAGGAACTTAACTATTACAAATTCTTATATTGGTCTTTTAGATTTAGCAAGAACTGGTAGTCATTATTATAGGACTATGATTAGTGGATGTCTTATAAATGGTACTACTTTGGATATGAATAACCCCGGAATTCTATATTCAGGGTGTTCATTTATTAATGAGAAAGGTTCAGAGCAAAGAAGAGTATTCTCTATTGGAAATACTGTTGAAACTCCTGTAACTAAAATCACTTTCCCAAAAGTTGATGGTCTTATAAACCTTAAAATATTTACTGGATATAATGCTGCTAATTATTATTGTGTTAATGATATAGTTATTAAAGGTAGATATATTAATGAGAATAACAATTTGATGAGTAAAGCTCATACTATTGTATATGATGATACTGGTTCAGGAAATATAGATTTAGAAAGGTATAAAAATAATAGTATCTTAGTTTCAGAGCCTATTAAAGCTTCTGATGGTAGTTGGGAAATTTATCTGAAAACCTTTGCTAATAATTACTTCACAGGTATAATAGTTATAGAACCTATAATACATACAGCCTTCAAGTCACCTTTCTTTACCAGTGTAGACATATCATTTATAAATGCTGCTCCAGTAGAGGCTAATTTTAAAGTAACACTTAGTCAACCTTGTCATGGTAGTACTGACACTATAAATAGTATTATGGACCCAAAAGCAGGGGTTGTGGTATATAATGATACTTTAAATAAAGTAGTGTTTGGTAATGGTACTTCTTGGATAGATGCTACAGGAGCAACAGTTTAAAAATAAACTAATATGAAAGATATACAACAACTAATTAAGAAGAATAGTCAAGAGGGAAGATATGAAGACATCTTCCCTAAGACTTTTATTGATGCAGTCTTAGATAAGGAAAGTGGGGTAACATTGACAGATATACTTGCAATGTTTAATATGCTATTCTTATCTTATAATGGTAGTAGAAGTCAAACAAGGCTACAAGTTCCTTCCAGCCTTAGAAGGGAAGGGTTATGGGTTACTTATGTCTTATATGATGAGACAGTAGTTACTGAATGGTATGGTGCAGAAGCTATTGATGATACTACCTTTGGAGATAGTGCAAACTGGAGAGATGGTAGTAATGCACTTGTAGGTGATATATCTATATCCTCAGATGGGTATTGGGTAATCAATGGAGAAGTTACTAACATTAAAGCACAGGGAGAAGCTGGTATTACTCCTATTCTTAGGGTAGGTTCTAATAATCACTTACAAGTTTCATATACTAATGGTAGTAGCTATGTAGATGTATCCTCTAATCCTGTGTTTACTCAGTTTAGAGTAAGCAATAATAAGCTTGAGCAATCTGTTGACTTAGGTCTTACTTGGACTGTAGCCTCTGATTATATTGCAGCATGGTTTAGATTTACAGGAACTGCTGGTAGCAGCCAAGCTGATAATGTTGGTAAGATACAGATTAGTAGAGATAATGGTGCTACATGGTCTGATTTAAGTGGAGAATTTACTAACAGTTTACACATTAAAGGATATGTAGCTACTGTGGGTGCTCTTCCTTCTACTGCTGTTCAAGGGGATATTTATGGTGTTGGTCCTACTTATGACCCAAGTGATACTGAACATACTAATCCTATCTATCAACTATATGTCAAGGATAGTACTGGTTGGGTTAATAATGGTAGATTTACTTCTATTGCTGCTGGTGTAGTACAAGAGCTGGGAGATAGTGAAACTAAAGTAGTAAGTCAGAAAGGAGTAAGTGATGCTATTAAACTGGAAAATAATAATGTTATACTAAATACCTTTGGGGATTCTTTTACTTTAACAGAACCTGACCCTCATTTAGATAGAGACTATATGTATAGTTTCTTGCAAGGTGACAAGTTTACTTTCAAAATGACTCCCAATGATGGTAATGTGGATATTTATCTATTGCTTCATAATACTGATGGCTCAGTTACTTCCCATGCCATTAGTACTAATACTGAAAAAGAGTTTTATTCATCTAAAAATGTACAATACTTCACTATTAGATATGGTAGTAGTATGACTGCTACATCTGTAACTATTTCTATAAAGAAATTTGCAAATGGTATTAACTATGCTCCTAATTACTACAGATTTAATGAATGTATTAAGGGCACACCCTTTCCTGTTGTAAATATAATAAACAGAAATAAAGTACATATTGAAAATATTAGTAATACTGCTAACACTTTTGGGTTTCTGATAAACATCCTCTGCAAAGGGGAAAGATGAACAGGCTTGATTCTACTAAACTTAGTAGGGTTGATAGTTTAGAGACTGTTAAAAGTAACAGTGAACCATGTTTTTATTATGATATTTCTTCCAAAGTATTATATTTTAGAATAGTTAATGGCAGTTCTTTAGCTTTAAATCCTATATATTTACCAACAACCATTTCAGCTATTGGAGGAAATAATAGTAATATTCAATTGGAGGTTACAAACATAGAAAGCTGGTACTCCCATTTTGATTTGTATAATTGTAATAATTCAATTATAACTGAATGTAGTGCAAAGTTTGGTGTAGATGGTGGATTTAAGTGGGGAGATTGTAATAATATAAATTTTATTAGGTGTGAAGCCTGTGGAATTCATGATTTTGATAATATTTATGGTGATGGATTCAGTGTAGGAACAACTAAAAGTAACCCTACAACAAACAGATGTACTACTTTTATCATGACTGATTGTTGGTCACATGATAATTATGATGATGGATATTCGGACCACTTAAATAACGAAGGTACTATTGATGGTGGGCTATTTGAATATAATGATGGAGGTATTACTACTTCTTATGGGAGTAAAGATGTAATAAGGAATGTATATTCAAGAAATAATACAGATGGAGGAATTATTATCTTTGGTTCCAGTTCTGAGGGAACTGAGGCTTTAGTTCAGAACTGTATTTGTGAAAATAATTCTCCAAATAATTTTGTTGTTGAAAATGGACAGAATAGAACCACAAAGGGTACTTTTATAAATTGTATTTCAATGAATGCTCAGTCCATTGGATATGCTATGAAAGGTACTGGAGTTTCTATGACTTTAATTGACTGTAAAGATGTAGGCAGTCCTACAGTAAGAAGCCCTCAAGCTGTAGTTATAATCCCAGTTAATGTGAGTTGATTTTTTTTTTCCTTTTTCTTGCTTTAAAAAGGTAAAAAATAATCTCTTTATAAATAAATCACTTATACTCTTGTATAAGTGATTTATTTTTAGTATGTCTGCACAATAATATAAGGGAAGAGGATATGAAGAAGTACATAATAATCCTTATTCTAATATTGATAGGAGCTGTGGCTTATCTATCATATCAGAATAAACAGTTAGCTACTAAGTATGAAACTTCTATTGAGAATGTTAAAGCTTATGATGCTGAATTGAGTGGACTTGAAGGTGATAATAGAGTATTAAAACTAACAGTTGAACAGCTTAATTACTTCAATGATTCAATCATTAAGAAGATGAAAGTGGTCCAGAAGGAATTAGGAATAAAGGATAAGAGATTACAGCAGCTTCAATATGAAGTAAGTCATGCACAAAGGACTGACACTATTATCCTAAAAGACACTCTATTTAGAGACCCTCAGTTAAGGCTGGATACTATAGTGGGAGATAAGTGGTTTAAAACTAATCTTCATTTAGAATTCCCAAGTACTATAGCATTGAAACCTGAGATAGAGTTAGAAAGATATACATTCATAAATGGTAAAAGGGAGACTGTAAATCCACCAAAGAAGTTCTGGTTATTCAGATTATTTCAGAGGAAGCACATGGTAGTAGAAGTAAATATAAGGGAAATGAATCCTTATGTTAAGAACAAAACTCAAAGATTTATACAAATAATTGAATAACTATGATTGATATTGGAATAATAGTAACAGCAGTAGTAGGTATTATAACTACATTTGCTTCTGGATGGACTGCATGGTTCTTTACAAGAAAGAAATATAATGCAGAGGTAGATAACTCCTTATTGGAGAACTTACAGAAATCATTGGATTTTTACAGGAACTTGTCTGATGATAATAAACAAAGACTTGAAACAATACTTGAGAGGAACAATAAATTAGAAGAAGAAGTACTTGATTTAAGAAAGCAAGTTAATGATTTAACCATGAGTATATGTTTGGATTTAACTTGTAAAGTAAGACAATTAGTAAAAGAATAATAATATGAAAAGGACACTTAATCTTGGAAGCCTTTCAAGAATAGTTGAAGGAGACCCTAATGAAATAACAGATGATGAAATCCTTGTAATCAAGGATAAGATTATAGAGGGTAAGATAATTGATATTCAAAAGAGAGTTGATGGTAAATTAGTATCTCTTATTACTGAGAAATATACCTATACTATCAATCCTACTCCTGCTGATGCTGTAGTAGTTATCAATGGTTCAACTACTAAGAGTGTTAGGGCAGCTAAAGGACATACAGTTACTTGGTCTGTATCAAAGACAGGTTTTGTAACTCAGTCTGGTAGTGATATAATCTCTGGTGATGTATTAAAGAATGTGACATTAGTAGCTAATCCAACATGAAACTAACACTCAAAAGAACATTCAAAGGACCTCAATATACTATAGGTAAACTTTATGTAAATGGAGTTTATGAATGTGATACTCTTGAAGACACTGACAGAGGTCTTAATGAAACACAATCTCTTCTGGAGATACAGAGTAAGAAGGTCTATGGACAGACAGCAATTCCTTATGGAACTTACAAGATTGATATGAATACTGTAAGTCCTAAATTCAAGGATAGGTCATGGGCTAAATTCTGTGGAGGAAAGTTACCCAGACTTATAGATGTGAAAGGATATGAGGGGGTACTAATCCATGTTGGTAATAAAGCCGAAGATACCTTAGGTTGTATCCTTGTGGGAGAGAATAAAGTAAAAGGACAAGTTATTAATAGCACAGCTACCTTTCAGGAGTTATATTCAGTTATGCTGAAAGCAAAACTCCTTGGAGAGGAACTTAGTTTAACAATAGAATAGGAGAGATTATTATGGCAAAGACTTGTAAATCAGGTGGAAAGATGCCACCTAAAGGTGGAAAGAAACCTACAAAGAAGTAGAAATAGGAAGGGTGTAGTATTATTACTATACCCTTATCTTTTGGCAGTAAATAAGTAATTTATTTATAGAGTTGTAAGAGTCTTATTTACTATGTTGTAGAAGTCATAAATCCCTACTATCTTTGCATTAGTTTAATAACTAAAGGAGTAGAAATATGATAGGAGAATTAAGTGAAGACCTCATTATGACAGGGGATGAAATAGATGTAGAGAATCTATTTTCTGATGATGGGGGGGAAGAAGAAACACAGGTAACTCCACCTACCCCAAAGGAGAAAGAAGACAAAGAAAATGAAAAAACTACTGAGGAAGAAGAGATAAATCCTGATGATTTATTTGATAATCCAGAGAGCGTAGGTAGTGGAAAAGATAATCAAGAAGAAGAGGAAGATACCCAATCTGAAAAGGACAAAGGTACTTCTCCCAAAACTAACTTCTACTCTTCCATTGCCAGTGCCTTGAAAGAAGAAGGTATCTTCCCTGACCTTGATGATGATACATTAAATGGTATCAAGACTCCAGAAGATTTTGCAGAAGCAGTTGAAAAGACTGTTCAAGCAAGGTTAGATGAAAGACAAAAGAGAATTGATGCTGCATTACAAGCTGATGTAGAACCAGATGAAGTAAGAAGGTATGAACAAACCCTTGCTAATTTGGATGCAATCAAGGAGGAATATATAACTGATGAAACTGAAAAGGGTGAAAGATTGAGAAAGAACTTAATCTATCAGGACTTTAGGAACAGAGGTTATAGTGAAGCCAGAGCTAAGAGAGAGGTTGAGAAATCTTTCAATGCTGGCACAGATATTGAAGATGCAAAAGAGGCATTGGAAAGTAACAGAGAATACTTTAGCAATCAATATCAGGACTTAATCAAGGAAGCTCAAGAAGAGGCAAAAGAAGAACAAAGGAAAATTAAAGAAGAGGCTGCACAATTAAAGAAATCAATGCTTGAGGACAAGGAAGTATTTACAGGTATTACACTTGACAAGACTACAAGACAAAAAGCATTTGAGAATATTACTAAGCCTGTCTTTAAAACAGAAGATGGAGAATATTTGACTGCCATTCAGAAATATGAAATGGATAATCCAGTTGAGTTCAGAAAGTATCTGTCTGTATTGTTCACTATGACTGATGGCTTCAAGAATATTGATGGTCTTGTAAAAGGTAAAGTAAAGAAAGAAGTCAAGCAAAGTCTTAGAGAATTAGAACATAAACTCAGTAGTACTGCAAGAAATTCATCAGGTAATCCAAGATATGTTGGAGGAGTTGAGGAAGATACTGAGTCTTATATTGGAAAGGGCTGGGACCTTGATGTCTAAAAACATATTAACTAACAAAAATAATTAACAGATTATGGCTGGTAAATTAGGTAAATTTCAAATGTTAGGCTTCCAACACTGGAAGGGTCTGACAAGTGACAACCATCTTGGAGCCATCTTCCAACAAGCACCTCAGAAGGCTACAAACCTTATGGTGCAACTGTTGGCTTTCTATAGAGGAAAGAGCTTGGATACATTCCTTAATTCATTCCCTGTAAGAGAGTTTGAAGATGATAATGAATACTACTGGGATGTTATTGGTTCTTCAAGGAGAAACATTCCTCTTGTTGAGGCAAGAGATGAAAATGGTACTGTAGTTGCTGCTGGTGCAGCTAATGTGGGAGTTGGTACATCTCCTTTCTATCTGGTATTCCCAGAAGACTGGTTTGCAGATGGTGAAGTTATTGTAGGTAACTTGAACCAAGTATATCCATTTAGAATCCTTGGTGATGCAAGAATGGAAGGTACTAATGCAGTGTACAAAGTAGAACTTATGGGTGGTAATACTCAAGGTGTTCCTGCTGAAAGACTGCAACAAGGAGAAAGATTCTCTATTGAGTTTGCTCCTGTAGAAAAAGAACTTTCAAGAAAGGTTGGTGATGTTAGATTCACTTCTCCTGTAAGCATGAGAAATGAATGGACTACAATCAGAATCCAACACAAGGTAGCTGGTAATAAGCTAAACAAGAAACTTGCTATGGGTATTCCTATGGTTAGGAATCTTGAAAGTGGAAAGCAAGTGAAGGACACTGCAAATATGTGGATGCACTATGTAGATTGGGAAGTAGAACTTCAATTTGATGAGTACAAGAATAATGCTATGGCATGGGGTACTTCAAACAGAAATCTGAATGGTGAATACATGAACTTTGGTAAATCAGGTAATGCTATTAAGACTGGTGCTGGTATCTTTGAACAAACAGAGGTTGCCAATACTATGTACTACAATACATTCAGCTTGAAGTTACTTGAAGATGCACTGTATGAACTATCAGCTTCTAAACTTGCAATGGATGATAGACTCTTTGTAATTAAGACTGGTGAAAGAGGTGCTATTCAGTTCCATAAGGAAGTATTGAAGACTGTATCTGGTTGGACTACATTTGTACTTGATAATAACTCTACAAGAGTTGTTGAGAAAGTTCAATCAAAACTTCACAGCAATGCACTTAGTGCTGGTTTCCAGTTTGTTGAATATAAGGCTCCTAATGGTGTTAGAGTGAGATTGGATGTTGACCCATTCTATGATGACCCAGTAAGAAATAAGATTTTACATCCAAATGGTGGTGTAGCTTTCTCTTACAGATATGACATCTGGTATATTGGTACTATGGACCAACCTAATATCTTCAAGTGTAAGATTAAGGGTGATAATGAGTACAGAGGATACCAATGGGGTATTAGAAATCCTTTCACTGGACAAAAGGGTAATCCTTATATGTCATTTGATGAGGACTCTGCTGTAATTCACAGGATGGCTACTTTGGGTGTTTGTGTGCTTGACCCAACAAGAACTATGTCATTAATTCCTGCGATTCTGCAAGGATAAGCATAAATAAAAGGGAGGCAGGTAATTCCTCCTCCCTTTTTCTTTTTTAAAATATTAAATGGAGAAGTAATATGGAAAAAGAAGTTAGTAAGATGGTTTTGGATGATGAAGAGATTATGGAGGAAACACCAGTTGTATCTGATGTGAATGACCTCTTTGAGGAACCAAAGACAAGAAAAACAAAGAAACAAGCAGTAATAGAGGACAATGATGAACCTATTAGCTGCCTAAGAAATGAAAGAGTTATAGTAAGGTTTGTTCCCAAGCAAACTGGTTTAGTTTCAAACCCTAAGCATATCCTATATGGGGGTATGGCAGAAGCAGCAGTAAGATGGTTTACTCTACCAAGATTAAGTTCTGGTATGTATGTAAATGCCCTCACTGATAAAGAGAAAGCCTACCTTGAAGAGATAATGGGTCTTGAATATAATGCTCTATCTATCTATAAGAAGGTAGATAATTTCTGGGATAATTATACAGTGAGATTAACTAAGCAAGATAATTTCTTGAACTTGGCTGACCCTGATGATTATATCAAATATAAAATCCTTTTGGCAAACAAGGACTATATTGCATCTTCTCTTCAAGAGCTGCAAGACAGACCTAAAATGACTTACCAGTTTGTAATTGTACAGGAAGGTGAGGAAGCTAAGACTGCTAAGAAGGAAATGAATGCTACAATGCAGTCATACATGAAGTTTGGTGAAATTCAAGATGATGCTGATAAGCTAAGAGTAATCATTGAAACTATTGATGGTAGACCTCTTGCCAAGGCAACTAAGATTGAATTCTTACATGAGAAGATTAACAAGCTAATTCAAGCTGACCCAAAACTTTTCTTAAGAGTTGCAGAAGACCAGTATCTTGATACTAAAGTTCTGATTAAGAAGGCTATTGAAGAAGGTCTAATTAGTAACAGAGGTGGTATGTTATACCTGAAATCTGATGGTTCTCCTCTATGTGGAGATAATGAAGAACCTACTTTGAGTGTAGCTGCTAAGTTCTTAAGTGCTCCTAAGAGACAAGAATTGAAGTTCAGTCTGGAAGCAAAGCTAAAAGAATAAAGATATGAATGTTAATGAATTTTCTAATGAATTTGATGTACTCTATAACAACATAATGAGCAATGCTGCTCCAGGGTTAAATGAGTATGAAAAGTCTGTACTGCTTACTAAGGCTCAAGAAGAGATAGTTAAGAACTATTTTGAACCAGCAGGTAATAAGTATGGAAAAGGATTAGATGATTCACCAAAAAGACAAATAGATTTTTCAGAATTAATAAAGGTAGGGCAAGGAGTACTTAATACAAGTGCTCCTACTATCACCTTTGATAAGAGAGCTAAGGTATATGATTTACCTGCTGACTTATTCTTGGTTATAAATGAGGCTGTTGATACTAATGCAGGAACTAAACAGATAGTTCCAATCAGTTATTCTGATTATACAAGGCTTATGTCAAGACCTTACAAGGAACCAGTTAAATATCAGGCATGGAGAATAATTACTCCTTCTATAAACAATATCTCTGTAGAACTAATAGTGAACAGTAATGAAACTATTACAGACTATAAGGTAAGGTATATAAGAAGACCTGCTCCAATTATCACTACTAATCTATCTTCTGAATATGGTGATGTCACAATAAATGGTGTAAGCACTATTTCAGAATGTGAGCTTAACCCAATTATTCATAGTGAGATATTACAGAGGGCAGTTGAATTGGCTAAGGCAGCTTACCAAGGAGATTTGCAAGCAAGTGTTGAATTAGGACAAAGGTCAGAGTAAAAATATAAAGTATGACTAATAAAGAATTTTCTGATGGATTCAGTACTTTACTTAACTCATTTGGTATCACTCCTAATATAACCCTTGATGAATATGAGAAATCAACATTTCTCACTAATGCTCAAGAACAATTGATTATTGACATCTACTCTGGAAGGAATGTTATTTATGGTAAGTCCTTTGAACAGACAGAAGAACTAAGAAGATATTTGAGCAATTTGGTGGAGACCTATGAAACAAGTACTAAGGTTACAGGAAAGCTTGGATTATCAAAAGATTCAGTGTTCTTTGAGATACCACAAGATACTTGGTTCATTACTTATGAAGTGGCACTCCTCAAGGACAGTAGATTAGGTTGCTTAGATGGTATAGAGGCAAGTGTGGTTCCATTACCACAGGATGATTTATATAGAGCAAAAGATAATCCATTTAGAGGACCAAGTAAAGACAGAGTACTAAGACTTGATATAAAAAGTGATTTAGCTGAATTAATCAGCAAGTATAATGTGGACAAATATTTAATGAGATATATCTCTCAACCTACTCCTATTATACTGGTAGATTTACCTGATGGACTAAGTATCAATGGTATAAGTACTGAAAGTGAATGTGAACTAAATCCTGTAGTACACAGAGCAATACTTGAAAGGGCTGTACAGCTTGCCATAATAAGTAAAACTCAACTGACAGGAAATAAAGAATAAAAACAAAATTTATAAACTAATTAAAAACAATTATTAATTATGGCAGTTTTTAGTATAAATCAAGTAAGACAGCTATATGTTGCAAAGGCTCTCAAAGATAGTACAGCAGCCCTTACAACTGCTGGTGATATTGTGCCAAAGGCAGATACAGCTAAAACTACTCTGTATTTTCAGTCTATGTCTCCTGCTGGAATTGTAGCAAGTGATAAGATTGATATTAAGAATGTAATATCAGCAAAGGCTACAGCTTCAAAAGATTTGGCTCATAAGTTGGTGAGATACTCAGTTACTCTTGATGCAGATGTATCTGCAACTCCTGTAGCAGGTCAGAATTATATCTTGAGATTGGCTTTTAGACAATACATTGGTTTGTCAGAGGAAGACCAGTACTTCAAGTATGGTGAAGTAATTGCAAGAAGTGGAATGACTGCATCAGATTTCTACAAGAAGATGGCTATTTCTTTGGCTAAGAACCTTGAGAATAAGACAGAATCTACTCCTCTTGTGAATATTTACCTTAATAGTGCAGCAACAGATGGAACTGATGTTCCAGTAACAGCTACCACTAAGGAATCTGACCTTAATAAGGATGATTATGATAAGATAATCATTGAAGAAGCTGAACAACCTTGGGTTCTTGGTATGATGCCTCAGGCATTTATTCCTTTTACTCCTCAGTTCTTGACTATCACAGTTGATGGTGAAGATAGACTTTGGGGTGTTGCAACTGTAGTTACTCCTAAGAAGACTGTTCCTGATGGACATCTTATTGCAGACCTTGAATACTTCTGTATGGGTGCAAGAGGTGACATCTACAGAGGAATGGGTTATCCTAACATTATTAAGACTACTTACTTGGTAGACCCAAGTGCAGTTTATGATGTACTGGATATTCACTATTTCTATACAGGAAGCAATGAATCAGTTCAGAAGTCTGAAAAGACTATTACACTGGTTGCTGTAGATGATGGTAGTCACACTGCAATGAATGCTCTAATTGGTGCTATCAATACTGCATCAGGGCTTGCAATTGCTACTTTATCCTAAGTGATATAGCATTAGAAGGGGCATAGAGACACTATGCTCCTTTTTTTTTATCAATTAAAAATATGAACTATGATACATTTTAATCAGCTTAATATTAGCCCGGATAATAGATTTCTTATAATTGATGTATCCATAGATAATCAGGACTACTTTGATGATGTCCTATTAGATAGTATAATCATTGATACCCAAGATACCTTTGTGATGAATGGACCAAGTGACAATCCTCTTTATGTGTATAATGTAGAGGATGCTTATGATTTAACCTATTCTCTTCCTGAGCAATGTAGTTGCAACCCAGTAAGAGTCAAGGAAGATGAATCATACTGTTTCACTTATGGTACACAACAAATGAAGAATGTAAGACTTGAATTAAGTATTCAAGACTTAAAGGTTTCTCCTTGCAGTACTATGTTCTTTGTGTATGTAAAGTCTAAAGGTACTCCATCAACTGATACTCCATGTGGATTTGGTAAGGACCAAATATTAGGTACTGTAATTAACCTGCAACCTATATACAAACAGACTCTCAAGTATCTAAAAGAAGTAGAATGTGATTGTAATATACCAAAGGGTTTCATTGATATGATACTTAAGTTAAAAGCAATTGAACTTTGTGTTAGAACAGGAAACTATCCACAGGCTATTAAGTACTGGAATAAGTTCTTCATAAATAATAATTGCAAGTCTCCAACCTCTAATTGTGGATGCTATGGATAAAATGCTTGAAATATCTGAGGAAGCCATCACAAGATACTTTACTACTCTATCTCAATTTGGATATAAGAAGTACAGTGATGTAGATAAGATAATTGTTCTCTTCTTCATGGAAGAAATGTTGGCAGGAGAAATGTCTTATTATGTGACACAAGATGATTATAGAAATATAGTCAATGCACTATATTGTCTGGCAGGAAGTACTTGTATGATAGACTTTCCAATGTTTGAGAGCTATGATACTTTGGTTCATTCTAACAAAAGAACATTTGTACCAAGAATAACAGAGGATAGTATATTAAGAAGTACTGAGGATGATAACTTTAGAGTAGAAGCATAATCTTTATACCCTGAATATAAAAATAGTAAAACCCTTGTGCAGTTGAGTTTAATTACTTACTTTTGCACAAGGGTTTAATTTTATAATATAACAATAAAACTATGACATATAATGAAGTAATTTATATGGTGCTTGATGAGCTTAAGTTAAGCTCAGATGATAGCTTTTATACAAAAGACCATATCATATTTCTGCTTGTAAAGTATAGGTCATTCTTGCTGAAACAGAGATATTCTGATATAAAGAAACAGATACCAGATAGTGACTATCAGAGTATATGTTTAGACCTTATTGAGGTTCCAGCTATTAGTGGAGAACCTTGTGAAGGTAGCTCTTATTTAAGAAGTAAGAATAAGGTTCCTACTACTATGATGATAGGTAATCCAAGAGTATATCCTATGGACTTCTATCAAGGTGAGATTACTTATATAAGTAGGGATAGAATGAGATATGTAGGTTATAATAAGTTCCTGAGAAACATAATCTATTGTTCAAAAGCTCCTGATGGTTATCTATACTTCAAGTCATGGAATCCTCAATTCCTGCATCTTGAGAGTGTGAGATTTAATGCAGTCTTTGAGGATGCTAAGGAAGCATCAGAAATGGCTTGTCCAGAAGAGAATGGTGCAATATGTAAGTTAGAAGATAAGGAGTTTCCAATAGAAGATGCTTTAGTTCCTCCACTTATAGAGTTAGTAGTAAAAGAATTAAGAGGTCCTGAGTATAGTCCTAAGGATGAACAGAATAATGCTCATGATGATTTGGATGATTTGAATAAGAGATAATGGAGACACTGGGAGAATTTAAAAGGAGGATAAAGAAGGTCAACCAACCAAGAGAGTATAAAGTAAGGAATTCATTGGGTGTATATGATGGATATAAGTATTATAGAAAGAATAAGCCTGATAGTAAGGAATATGTTCTTACTGAGTCACAATATTTTTCTATCATAAGAAAGATAAACTTACATTTGGTTGATGAATTATTACTGGGTCATGATGTTAGACTTCCTAAATCAATGGGCACTATTGAGATAAGAAAGTATGATAGGAGAATAAGGTTAGGAAAGGATGGAAAGATCCATACTAACCTTCCCATAGACTGGGATAAGACACTCAAACTCTGGTATGAAGATGAAGAGGCTTTCAAAGATAAGACATTAGTTAGAGTAGAGGAGAATGAAATCTTTAAGGTATATTACAATAGAGAGTCAGCTACCTACAACAATAATTCTTACTATGAATTCTTATTCAACAAAGATTTAAAGATAAGACTTAAACAAAGAATAAAGGAGGGTCTAATAGATGCTCCTTACTTAGAAAGGAAATTAAGATATGGTTAATAATGTTAGCTACGTAAATATAAGAGTAGTGCTTGACAGATTACTAAGACACCCACTACTTACTGACCTCAATCTTGAAACAGCTATTCAATATACATTGGACTTTATTAGTGCAATGGGACTTCCTAATGTCTATGTTGATAAGATGGAAACAATAGATATTAAGGAGTATAGAGGTGAGTTGCCCTGTGATTTAATCTCTATTAATCAGGTCAGATTACACAAGAATGGAATGGCACTTAGAGCAATGACTGATAATTTCAATGCCTATCCTACCCATGACCATAAGGAAGGAGATTGGTGTGAGAGAGGAGAGCCTTCTTTCAAGACACAAGGTAGAGTGATATTTACTTCAATCAAACATGAAAAGGTGGATATTAGTTATAAGGCTATTATGTTGGATGATGAAGGTCTTCCTTTAATTCCAGATAACTCTATCTTCCTTAAAGCACTGGAACTATATATCAAGAAGGAGTGGTTCACTATTCTTTTTGATATGGGTAAAATAAGCCCTGCTGTACTAAATAACACCCAGCAAGAATACGCATTTAAGGCTGGACAGTGTAATAATGAATTTGTGATTCCTTCTGTATCAGAAATGGAATCAATTACAAATATGTTAAATCAAATGATTCCAAGAGTAACTGAGTTCAGAAGAGGATTCAAGAACTTAGGAGACAAGGAATACCTGAGGGTTCATTGAGTTTTATATTATGAGAAATTGGATAGTTTATAAGCATACCTCTCCATCAGGTAAAGTATATATAGGTATAACTAATCAACCTGCTAATAAGAGATGGAAAAATGGAATGGGCTATATAAGTTCTCCATATTTCTTTGGTGCTATAGTTAAATATGGTTGGATTAATATTCAACATGAAATACTATTCTCTGATTTAGAGGAGGAGGAAGCTAAAGAAACGGAGAAAAGACTTATTAGAATATATAAAGAACAGAATGTCTCTTATAATATAACAGATGGTGGTGATGGTGTAGTTGGAATAAAATATAGTAAGGAACATAAAGAATTATTAAGCAGAACAATGAGGGTTTATTATAATTCCCATAGACACCCTCTTGAAGGTTTTAAACATAGTGAAGAGAGTAAGAGAAGAATGAGTGAGACTCAAAGGGAAAGATGGAGTAATCCTGAAAGAAGAAAAGCATTAGCTCAGAGAAAAAGCAAACCTATAAGAATTATATCTGTAGAGAACAATAATATAACTCATGATTTTCCTTCAATATTAGTTGCTTCTAAACTCTTAAATGTTCCTACTACCTCTATAGGAAGACACTTAAGGAGTGGTAAACCTTATAAGGGATATTTGTATAAATATAAAGATGAATAAATATGGCACTAAAGAAAGAACAACACTTTTTTAAAGGGTTACAAAGAGACTTATCAGTCTCTAAATTCAATCCAGAATATGCCTTTGATGCTCAGAATATCAGAATAACTGCAAGAGATAATAATACTCTTCTTACTGTAACTAATGAGAGAGGTAATAAGGAGATACCATTACAATCTCCTTCTGGAGACCCTGTAGTTATTGATGGGATATTACTTGGACAGAATGTGCTAAATAATTATGTAACCTTATTTACAAAAGGTACAAAAGATAATATCTATAGACTTGAAAATAAAGGTACCTATTTTGAGACTCTACTTCTATTCTCAGGTAATCTTAATTTTAGTACAGACTATCCTATTGAGAATATTGGTGTATATGAAAATGATAATATTCAGAAGATATATTGGGTAGATGGATTAAATCAACCAAGAGTTATTAATATTGTATCTGACTCTACAACAATAGAAGAATGGAATAATAGTTCATTTGATTTTATTCCAGAATTGAAGTTGGATGAAACAATCACTGTTACCTCCAATCTTAAGGTAGCCAGCAAGTTTCCTTCTGGAGTAGTGCAATATGCCTTCACTTACTATAATAGGAATGGCTCTGAAAGTAATATTATATATCAAACACCTATATACTACACTCATGCAAGTAATAGAGGAGGGAGTCCAGAAGAGATAGGTTCCAATAGTTTTGATATAGTTATAAGTAATCCTGATACTAATTTTGATTATATAAGGATATATTCTATATTTAGAACAAGTATAGATTCTACCCCAGTTGTAAGAAGAGTGGCTGATTTGGATGTTATTGGTTCAGTAATCAGATATACAGATAATAATACAACAGGAAGTAGTGTAGATAGTACCTTACTACTTTACATAGGTGGTGAAGAAATAATTCCTCACACCATGACTCAAAAGGACAATACTTTATTTCTTGGAAATATTCACATAAAAACTTTATTGTTCTCAAAGGAAGCAAGAGAGAGTGTGAAGGGTTCTGTCGTATTTGGTAATAAGCTTCTTGATACTGGTGAAAGAACTAATTTAACTTATGATTATAAAACCCAATTAAATAATAATAGTTACCAGATTACATCATTTAAAAGAGGTGAAACTTATAGATTCGGGGTTCAATTCCAAAATAAGAAAGGTAAATGGTCAGAAGTATTATATATAGGAGATAGCAAGATAGATACTTACCCTAATATAGATTCTAATAACTTATCTGGTACTGTTAAATTAAGTTTGGTAAAACCTTACTATACTATACCAAAGAGTGTACTTGATGAAGCTAAAGCTCTTGGTTATATAAAGGCAAGAGGAATGATAGTAGTTCCAACAAATAGTGATAGAACTATATTGTGTCAAGGTGTAGTATGTCCTACTCTATGGACAAATTTAGATAGAGAATCTAATAGTCCTTATGCAGTATCATCTTGGTTTTTTAGACCTTTTGTTGATGAAGCTAATAGAGATGATTCTAATGATGTGGAGGCAAATAATGGAACTTATGCTCAATATGTTGATTATGATAGTATCAATCCTGTATATCCTGATAGGACTACTGAGATAGGGGTAGAAACTTTAAAGACATTAGCAGAAGGTAGTACAGAAGTAAATGACTATTTAGTAGATAGTAGTATTCTTACATTTCATTCTCCTGATATAGAATTTGGAGATATAAATACAGCAAATATTAACTTAGGCTGCCAATTTATAGGCTCTATTGCATTACATTCTGGTATATCTTATAGGTCTGTTCTTGCAGAGAGTACAGGAGTTCAACCTACTTCAGATTATGGATTTTATAATAAGTTCCCACAGTATGAAAGACAAACTGTTTTTTCAACAAATAAAGGAGGTAGACTTCTTTCTTCTGGGTATCATTGGATGGGAATCCCCTTATTAACTAATGATACTCAAAAAGTTTACAAGAGTAACTGGGCATGGTTAGTATCACCTTGGCAAAGACAAGGCTCATTAATTAATGATTTTAGATATGAAGGTAATACCTATTCTAATTTGAAATCAAATAAATTGGGTAATTTGAGAACAAGTTATTCTACTTATTTCACTCTGGGATTAACAGAATCTTGGGTTCCCCCTGCTGGTATATCAAATGTAGAGATAGTAGATTCTAACGAAGTTACAGCTACTTCAATAGTTAGGAATGATGAGTCTCTGTTATACTATGGTAATGTTGATAAAGTAATACCTCCTGGTTCTAAAACAGAAGGTGTAGGTTCAGATATTGGTGTTGTTACTAATAGTTATGAAAATATAAAAACTATAAATCAATTATATAATGGTGAGTCTGAAAATACCACTTTTGTTGATAAAATTACTATACCAGTATTAGGAACTGTCAATCTTAAAGATTCTGAAAGATATACCAATAGTCCTGTAAGCATCAAATATAAGTCTGGAAAACATGCTGTATTTGCTTTAAACAAGCAAAATGGTAATAGGGTTATAATCCCTAATAGTAATACAAATCATGACCATACAAAAGATAGCAGTGCTATATTCAGTACCTTTAGTACTGGATATTCAGGGTTATGGCTTGTAGAGTTGACTCAGACTATAGATGAGGATAATAGATTTGGGGGTAAAACAGAAGAAGCTCTGTTAAATAACAGGTGGATAGTATCTGGAGACCCAATTGATATTAATGACAGTGGTAGAATAGAGTTTCTTCAAGGTGATACCTATCTTCAAAGATATGATTGTCTAAAGACATATCCATTCACCTTAGAGGATATGAATACTGTAGTTGAAATGGTATCATTTTATTGTGAAACTCATATCAATATAGATGGTAGGTATGATAGAAATAGAGGAAATGTTACCAACTTAGCTATTACTCCTTCTGTATTCAATCTTTATAATCCAATTTATTCCCAGAGTAATAACTATTTTACTTATCAATATTTGAATGAAATAAGTAGTCTTAATGATTTTCCTAATAGTATTACATGGACTGAGGAAAAAATACTTGGTAATGAAGTGGATAATTGGACTAAAATTAATGTTGCAACAACATTAGACCTTGATGGTGATAAAGGGGAAGTAACCTCCTTGAACACTTATAATAATGAGATATTCTGTTTTCAGAGAAGGGGGTTAAGTAATATTTTATTCAACAGTAGAGTTCAGATACCAACCTCTGATGGGTTGCCAATTGAGATTACTAATGGATTGAAGGTAAGTGGTAAAAGATATATAAGTAATACTATAGGCTGCACCAATAAGTGGTCTATTGCAGAATCTCCTTCTGGACTATACTTCATAGATAATGAGACTAATTCATTATATCTATTTAATGGAGAAATAGTCAGTCTATCTGATAAGTTAGGATTTAGACAGTGGATTAGTGCCCATAATGTTCATGTAGACTGGGAACCTGTTGGTTATAACAACTATAGGTCATTCTATGACAAGAATAATAATGATGTATATTTTACTTATAAGGACCACTGTCTATGTTATTCAGAGTTGATTAACCAGTTTACTTCATTCATGAGTTATGAAAGGGTTCCTGCTATGTTCAATGTAAGTAGTGAGTTCTATGCCTTCAAGGATGGTAAGATGTGGGAACAGTTTACTGGAGACTACAATATGTTCTTTGGTGAATATAAACCATTCAGTATTACCTTTGTAGCTAATGCTGAGGAACCAAATGATAAGATATTCAATACAGTAGAGTTCAGAGCTGATAGTTGGGATGGTGATAACTTGATAAGCAACAAAACCTTTGATACTCTTGATGTATGGAATGAATACCAGCATGGTACTACCCCTCTTACTAATATACTTGGACATCCCTCCCCATTAAAGAAGAAGTTCAGGGTGTGGAGGGCTAATATACCAAGAGCAATAGTAAATAATAGAGATAGGATAAGAAACACTTGGGCTTATATTAAGTTAGGAATGAATACTCCTAATACATATAGAACAGAGTTTCATGATGCTATTGTTCACTATTTTGCATAATTAATAGGAGTCCATAAACATTTTAGTTTGTGGACTCTTTCTTTTTTAATTAAAGGCTTTGTTTATTCAATACCTTTTTATACATTTGCAATAAAATTAATTATACTATGGCTAAGAAAAAAATTAAAAGAAGAAGCAATATGCCTTCTAATATGTTTGAGAATGGAGGTAAAACATGGGGGCAGCAGTCCTCAGGACAATTCTCAAATACCTTTAAAAGGGAGAATCTTGGCAGTTCTATAGGAAGTATTGGAGGTGCTATTGGTGGTATGGCACAAACTGGAATATCTAATGCGCAAATAGCAGATACCAGTGGAATTGAATCCCAAATTGAAGCTCAAAAGAACATGACAATAGGAGCTTCATCCAATGAAGATTTGCTAAGTGAATGGGGTTCATGGACTAAAGTTAAAGATGACTATACATGGAAAGATGTTAGAGGAGGAAATACTGGGCAGAGACTGACTGGTACTTTAGGAGCTGCTGGTCAGGGAGCTGCTGCTGGAGCATCTGTAGGTGGTCCTATTGGAGCTATTGTAGGTGGTGTAGTAGGTCTTGGTAGTGCTATTGGAGGATGGCTTGGTGGTAATAGAAAAGCTAAAAGAAAAGCCAGAAGATTGAATAGAGAAGCCAGAGAAGCCAATGAAAGGGCACTTTCTTCTTTTGAAACAAGAGCTAATACTATAGATGCCCAAAATGACTTTAACATATTGGCAAACTTCTCTGCTTATGGTGGTCCACTTGAATTTGGTAGTGGTGCAATAGGCTATGAGTTTGATAATAGATACTTAAATAATCAAGAGATGAGTGCAATTGCTAAACAAAGATTGACTTCTCTTCCTAACTCATTCCAAGCATTACCTGAGATGAATACATATAATGCTTTTGCAGAAGGTGGAGGTATTCATATCAAGAAGAAAAACAGAGGCAAGTTTACTGAGTACTGTGGAGGTAAAGTAACAGAAGCATGTATTAGAAGAGGAAAGAACAGCTCTAATCCTACTACAAGAAAGAGAGCTACTTTTGCACAGAATGCAAGAAATTGGAATGCTTTTGGAGGATGGTTGAATACACAAGGTGGAGACTTTACTAATGGAGTTACATTTATTGATGAAGGAGGTTCTCATGAAGAAAATCCTTATCAAGGAATCCAAATAGGAGTTGACCCAGAAGGTGCTCCTAACTTAGTTGAGCAAGGTGAAGTAGTTTATGATGATTATGTATTCTCTGACAGAATGGAGATACCTGATGATATAAGAAAGGAGTACAAGTTAAGAGGTAAAACCTTTGCTAAGGCTGCTAAATCTGCACAAAGAGAAAGTGAGGAAAGACCTAATGACCCTCTAAGTACAAGAGGTTTACAAGCTGCTATGGAAAGAATAGCTGAGGCTCAAGAAGAAGTGAGAAATAGAAAGAGGATAAGAAATATCAAATCTAACAGATTTGATAAAGGAGGTCCTATAAATCCTGCCCCAATATTTACTAATCCTTATTTGGAAAATTCTAAATTGCCTAATGAGATTGGGGGATTTACTGCTTATGGGACAACTTTTGGTAATGCTCCTATGACTAAGGAAGAACTGAATAATTTTGAAAAGAATAGAAGAGACTATATGAAATCTTTAGATAATGAAGAAAGAGGTAGAAAGAGGCAGACTTGGACAAGATATGCACCAATTATAGGCTCTGGTTTAGCAAGTCTATCAGATTTATTCAGTAAACCAGACTATGGTAGTGCTGATATGATAGGTGGAGTAGACTTAGGTGCTGAGGCAGCAGGGTATGCTCCTATTGGAAACTATCTATCTTATAGACCTTTAGATAGGGATTATTATATTAATAAGATGAGTCAACAGGCTGCTGCCATAAGAAGGGCTTTACAGAATACATCAGGTGGTAATAGGCTTAATGCTCAAGCTGGAATACTTGCTGCTGATTATAACTATGGTCAAAGCATCGGTGATTTGGTAAGACAAGCAGAGGAATATAACCAACAGTTGAGAGAAAGAGTTGAGGCATTCAATAGAGGTACTAATATGTTTAATACTGAGACTGGACTTAAGGCTTCAATGTTTAACGCAGAGTCAAGAAATGCAGCTAAGAGAGCAAGATTAGGGCAGGCTACAACTGCTGCTCAGATGAGACAGGCTATTAAAGACCAAGATGCTGCAAGAAGAAGTGCTAATATAACTAATTTCTTACAAGGATTAGGTGATATGGGATGGGAAAATGAACAAAAATCATGGTTAGATGAATTAGCTAAATCAGGTGTTCTAAAAATGAATACAAGAGGTGAATATACTGGTGGTACTAAAGCTCAAGGTGGTAAAGTAAGAACTAAAAAGAAGAAAGGATTAACTTATGGCTAATTATAATTTTGTGAGCGGAGCTAAGTTCAGACCATTCTCTTATCAGGAAATGCTTCAACCACTTCAAGCATACACTCAAGAATATAATACTATTCAAGAGGGTATGGGTGAATTAGGTACTAAAGCAGATATATTTGAGAAAATGGCTAATGAACAGACAGACCCACAGGCTTATGCAATATACAAACAATATTCTAATGACTTGGCTGCACAAGCTGAGTCATTAGCTAAACAAGGACTTACTCCTGCAAGCAGGCAAGGATTGATTGATATGAAAAGAAGATACTCTTCTGAGATTGTTCCTATAGAACAGGCTTATAAGAGAAGACAGGAGTTGATAGATGAACAAAGGAAATTACAGGCTCAGGATAGTACACTATTATTTGATAGACCTGCTTCTACACTTTCCTTAGATGAACTTATAGCTAATCCAGCCTTATCACCACAATCCTATTCTGGAGCACTATTATCCAAACAAGTAGGTACTGCTGCACAGAATTTAGCTAAGGAAGTAAGAGAGAACCCAAGAAAGTGGAGAACAATCTTAGGTAATCAATATTATGAAACCATCATGCAGAAGGGATTCAGACCTGATGAAATTATGCAGGCTGTACAGAATAATCCTGAGGCTTCTCCTATACTTCAAGGTATTGTGGAAGATGCAATAGGAAGTTCTGGTATTAGGAACTGGAATGATGAGAATATCCTTAATAGAGCTTATGATTATGCAAGACAAGGTTTGTGGAATGCAGTAGGTGAAACTCAATATCAAACTCTTTCTAATAAGGCTTATGATTATGCAATGCAGGAAAGATTAGCCCAAGCAAGAAAGAAAGGTACTAAGGAAGATGTGCAAAGTCCTTATTTCAGAAGTTCTGGTGTTACCAAGGTAAAAGATGTAAATGTTGAGAAGAAAAAAGATGATATAGCATTTATACAAGGTGTAAGGAATGGTACTATAAACTTGGATGAAACAGCACAAAGAGTTGTTGGTTCAGACCCTCTTGAGTTATATGGAACAAGGGGGCACCTACAAAGGACACCTGGAAAGGTAGAAACATATAAACCTAATCAAGAAAGAATTTCTAACTTGATGAAAGAGTATGGAATAAGAAACTTGGACCAAATTGAGGCTAAACTGAATAGTGATTTGAATAAATCTGCAATGAGGGAAGTAACCTATATAACCTCTATAACAGACCCAACTCTAATTTCTAAAACTATCAGAGAGAATGCAGCTTCAATATCAAGAAGAACTGATGGAAAATCTGGAATATATGAACTTGATTCTAACAAGAAAGGAGATATGCTCTCCTATAAAGATATAAAGGATTATTTCAATGAAGATTCTCAGATTGAATATGACCCTAATTTAGGAATTGTATTTACAGGTACTAATAGCAAGGGTGATACTAAGAATTTCCTTCTTGACCCAGAAGTTGTAGCTGGAGAAACAAAGGTATATGAAGATGGTATAAGAAGAAATGTCATTCAAAACCAATTGATGTTGATTAATCAAGCTATAGAAAATGAAGATGTCGAGGCTCAGAGACATTATATAACTGAGTTAATGAATGATATTTATAGTAGATTTAATTCCATTGCTAAAAGAGAAAGTAATACAGATTCAAATATTTAATTATGAGTATAGATAGAACAGACCCTACTCAAGCTGGAATCTCTGGCTTGAGAGGGTTAAATACCAATGAAGGAAAAGAAAGACAGTTTCAAGAAACTGGTCTTAGTAGTTCTCCTGCTGAGTTCAAAATTAGGCAGAAACAGAACTTTGAATCCCCATATCAAGGAGTTTATAGAGAGGGAGTAGGGGAGAGTGTGTATGACACTGGTATTACCTCACTAACCCAACTTGATAATTTAGCCAATACAAGAGGTGAATTGCAACCTTGGTATGCTCAAATAGGAGCTGGTTTAGCTAAGGGTGCTGTTCTTGCAGGCACTACATTTGCTGATGGTATTCTTGGCACTATAGTAGGTTTAGGTAATGCAGCAGCTACAGGAACATTCTCAGGCTTTTGGGATAATCCTTTCTCAAATGCAATGCAGCAAGTAAATGAATGGTCAGAATCAGCTCTACCTAATTACTATACTGATGCAGAGCAGAATGACCCTTGGTATGAGAATATATTCTCAGCTAACTTTATTGGAGACAAGTTCCTTAAGAACTTAGGTTTTGCTGTTGGTGCTGCCTATTCTGGTAAGATTAGTGCTGGTGCCACCTCAAGATTACTTGGTCTTAATAAAGCAAGACAAGCATTCAAAGGTGCAGTTACAGCCTCAGGTGAGGCTCTTAGCCCTAATGCAGCTTTACAAGCTTATAGGGAAGGAGATTTATTCCTTGATGGTGTAAGGCTTACTGAGGAATTAGCAAGAGATGCTAAGAAACTTAAGATGGCTGAGCCTACTCTTAAACTTACTGGTGCTTTCTCAGGGGCATTAGGTGAAGCAAGAATTGAGGCTATTCAAAATAGTAAAGACTGGTTTGAGCTTCACAAACAACAACTTGATGATGCACAAGCTAAAGTAGCAGCACAAGAGCAAGAAGCTATGCTTAGAGAGTTTCCTCAATATAGTAGTATGCAAATTGACCCTGATGGAAATGTAGTGGAAACCCTTACTCCAGAAGGACAAGCTATGTTACAAGCAAGAGTAGATGCTAAGTTTGATTACAAAGGTGGGCTACAGAAACTATCAGAAGATAGGGCTAAGATGGGTAATATAGACTTTGCTCTAAATATTCCACTACTTACTGTATCAGATGCTTGGCAGTTTGGTAAGTTCTATGCAGGTGGATATAATACAGCTAAAAAGGGTAGTCAGATACTAAGGGCAGTTGCAGAGGATGGTACTGTAAGTTATAGTGCAGCTAAACCTTCTGTACTTAGAAATGCCTTGAAGATTGCAAGTAAGGGTGTTGCAGAAGGTCCTTATGAAGAAATGGGACAGGCTGTTGCAGGTAAAGTTGCAGGATATAAATATGCTTCTGAACTCAATGACTTCTATGGAGCCAAGATAGACCCAGATGCAGAAAGTGAAACTATTGACTGGCTACAAGCTACTGCAAAAGCTATACAGCAAACCTATGGTACTGTTGAAGGATGGGAAGAAGGTTTTATTGGTGGTTTAACTGGTTTAGTAGGTATTCCGGGCTTTAGAAGTACAAGAAATAGTGAGGGTGGTTTCCAATCTCCAGTATATCTACAAGGAGGTATTAAGGAAGATATACAAGAGATAAGAGAAAGAAGTGAGAAAGATGATGCTATTGTAACCCAACTTAATAATAGAGTACAGTCACCTGAATTCCTTAACTACTATCAATCAGCTATCAGACATAATACTTATCAAAAGCAAATGGATGAAGCTGCTGATAATAATGATAACTTTGAGTTTAAGAATGCTGAACATAACCAGCTTATTAGTGATGTTATCATGTTTGATAAAGCAGGAAGAATTAATGACCTATATGATATAATTGAGGAAGCTGGTAATATAAGAGAAGAAGATGTTGAACAAATAAGACAACTTACTACTAATCAGGAAACTGGTACATCAGTATATGACAATATGACTGATGCAGAAGTAATTGAACAGATTCAAAAGCAAACTCAGGAAACTAAGGAAGCTGTAGATAACTACAGAAAGATTAGTCAGGACTTACAAGTTAAGATTGGAGATTACTTTGATGAGGATGGTCTTGAAGAAATGACTTATTACTTCTCAAATATTGATAATCTTGAGAATAGATTTAAGAATGTATTTGAAGAGGTACAGGAATCTTTAAGAACTATAGCTTCTGATGTTGAAAGGGATATATATTTAGATGTTCCAGAATCAACAAAAGAAGCAGGAAGAAAGGATGCAGAAGCAATAAGGATGCTTACTAATTTAAGTCCATCCCAATTAACAGCAATTCTTAATGATGAAGAAAATTCTCAATTTGTAGATGCCTTAGATAAAGCTTCAAAGAGTATTTCTGAAAGATTTCCCATATTGAGTTCTAAGGGTGTAACTCAAGAACTTGATGATTTACAAAGAATGATTGAGAGAAGGAATGACTTCATTGATAAGTATGATACTTACCTTAGAAATCCTCAAGCTCTTGCACAAAAACAAGAGAGACAAAGAGAGAATATTATAAGAGAAAATGAAAGACAGGAAATAGCTAAGACTAAGGATGCAGCATTAGCTGCTACTAACCTTAATGAGTTTAGAGAAGCATTGAATAATGAGCCTGATTCATCTAAAAGACTTCAAATTCTTGATGAACTTGAGAATGAAGGTAATAAGATGGCTAAGGACTATAAGGAAGTTCAAATGTATAATAGTGAAGTAAGTAGGGCAATAGATAGACAACCTATCTCTCCTGAGGCTAAAGCTAATGCACAAGAGCTACTTAGAACTCAACATGAAAATGCTAATAATCTTGAGGAAATGGCTAATCCTAACTCAGTATTCATTAATAATCCAGAAAGTCTGTATGATGAAAATCTGCCAGATGATTTGAATATGATGAATTTTGCTGAGGCTCAATATGGACTTCTATCTGCAATGAGTGAGGTTAATAATGACCAGAGATTCAAAGCAAGATTCCCTGTTGAATATCTAAAGCCAGTTGAGAAAACAGATGGTACAAGAGGTACTACATCAAAAGACACAACTGGAGATAGTGGTACACCTACAGTTCCACCAGTTAATGCTGGACCAGTTGATACTTATGAACCTCCTGTAGGTAACATTACTCCTCAAATGGTAGCTGAGGAAAATAAGAAAGCCAATGAAAATGCTCCTACTCCTCAATCATTAGATAGGGATGCAAAGGGTAAGAGGCAGTATTATAGACCTACTATTCCTGAATTACATATCAATGCAAGTAAGGATGGAGATTTCAGACCTTTCAATGTAGTAGTTGCTGAGAAAGAGAACTTAAACTTTGATGAACTTTATAACTATCTTAGAGATAATAGAGCTTTCAGTTATGTAAATGAAGGTAATCTAAAGGCAGGTGATGAACTTGGTTTTATGATTGACCCTGAGTTTAATGACCATACAATCTTTATTGTAGATAAGAGAAATAACCAAATAGTTGGTTCATTAGATGAAAGTCAGTATGTAGTAGATAGATATGAAGGTTTATCAGGTCTTATTGAAAGAGTAAAAGAAGAGTTTAATCAGACTGGAAAGGATAAGAAGTTTATAGCTACTCCTACTACAAGAGTATCTCAGATAATGGTTGGTAGAATACCTTATGGTACAGAAGAAAGAAACATGGGAGAAATACCTAATGTAAGTGCAAGTTCTATCTTTGGTATTGTAAAGAATGGTGTTCTATCTACTAATGGTAGAATCAGTGATGATTTAATTATCAAGCCAATGGATATGAGTCAAAAGGAAGGTAGGATGTATATCCTTATTCCTAATGCTGCTGGTAAATATAGTCCTGCTGCTGTAAGGGTTAAGCACTTCAATGAAAGTGAATATAATCCAGAGGATGTTACTATTAATTCAACTCCTTTATACAAGAATATAAAGAAGAGTATTGATGCTTTAGCTAATGCCTTTACAGAGGAAGATGTTAATAATGCAGTGAAAGACTTGGCAAGAAGTCTGTATATTGGTGATGTTCATATTGACTATATACAAGGTAAGAATGGTAATGGTATCAGGTTTACCAAGGTTCAGAGAGATGCCAATAAGAATGAAATCTATGATGAAATAGATGGTAAGAGAGTCAGAAGAGAAGATGCAAGAACTGTATTCTTAACTGAAAGATGGGACCCTAATGTTCTCTATGAATTAGGTGGAGAGGGTGTTAAAACTCAACCTGATACAAGAGATTCACAGGAAGTAGCCGGTGAAATACAAAATATTTTAATGGCATTCAATCTTCCATTACAGGTGAATTTAGGTATGCTTAATAAGGGAGGCTACAATAACATGTTACTCTCTTCTGGAGTAATGACATCCAATATAATAGATGCCAGTGTAAAAAGTAACTGGTTTACAACAGATTACTTTGATATACAAGGCAACTTACAACAAGCTCTAAACCCTGCATCAGTTAAGGCTGAGGAAGGCAGAAAGATACAAACTCCTGTAGGAGGTACAGAGGGAGCTATTGCAGGAACTACAGTTTCATTTGATAATACTACATACCATGTAGATTTGACTTCAAATACTGTAAGAGATAATAATGGCAGAACTCTTAACTCTTTCCCAGAGTCTATTCTTGATATGGCTTATATACAAGAAAACTATGGAGATGCTCAGAATGGTTCCATGATGATGGGGGGTATCACCCTTCTCCCTAATGGTAAGGTTCTGAATAGAAATACAGGTCAGTATGTAACTGGTGCTGCATCAGATAAATTCAAACAGAAATTAGCTGATAGAAAGAAGACTGTAGCTGACTCTAAGAAGGTTATAGACCAGATTGCAGAGAACCAAACTAAGGTTGATAAGACAAGAACTGATGGTAAGTTTTATTATATCCTTGAGGATGATGGTGAATACCATGAATATAAGAGGGTACATTCAGTATTAGGAAGTAACTGGATTGAGTCTCCTAAACAGACTAAAGCTTTACAGGATTTAAGAGTTAATCTCTCAAAGAATGCAGATAATATAACACAGTTCAATAACTATCTTAAGAACTTAAGTAACCATTATGGTGTAGACCTTACAGCCTTTGAGGGTAAGATAGATGCAAGAAGTAGAGATACTATTGTGAATATAGTAAGAGATAAGATGTCTGGAACTAATTCACAAAGAGCATTAGATGCAGGTACTTCTGTAGATAGTGTAATCAGAAACTTCTTCACATCAAGTGAGATGCCAGTTAAACCAAGCAATATGTCTGAACAGGCATTCAATGATTTGGTTACTTCTCTTACTGAAATTAAGAGTAATATTGAAGCAAGGAGTGAAACATTCCTTACTAATAATATAGTACTTTTCAATAAGTATGAGAATGGAAACAGGGTAGCTGGTGAGGTTGATATTCTCTCTGTAGATGCTAATGGAAACTTCAAGATATATGATGTTAAGACCAGTAGATATAGCTTCTATGACTTTGTTGATAGGAATGGTAGAAAGGTTAATTACTTCAAGAATAAATCTAATACCCAAACAATGAGTCAAGAGCAGTATTACACTAAACAATTAAGTGCTTACAAGAACTTATTTGAGTCTCAATATCATACTCCTATCACTACTTTAGCTATATTACCCTTTGTACTTGAGTACAACAAGGATAATGTTAGTAGAGTAACTAAGGAGAAGGGAATTCTTCTTAACTATGATTCATCTGTGAATGTTCCTTTAGTTGGTAGTGTAGCTACTCCAGAAGTGAGTAATACTAATAGTAGCTTACCTATATTCAACAGTACATGGGAAACAAGAGAGCCTATAAACAATGTTCTACCAGACTATAGTATGTCAGATAGTAAAGTAGGTTACTTCTTGAGAGATGGAAAGTTACATACAGGTTATCTAAGTCCTATTGGAAAGGTGAATGGAGTTGAGGTATATATGACTAAGGTTCCTAATATTACCAAAGGGTTTGGAAATCAACCTGCACATGTTGCATCTAATGATTTCTATGCAGTATTTCCTAATGGTAATACTATTGCTTTAGTAAAGAATGCTGTACTGTCATATAGTGAGGCTGAGGCTAAGAACAATATAAAGAAGATACTGGAAGGTAATCCTCAGAGAGTTGTAGATATGTCTCAGGAAAGTACTATACTTTACACTCCTTCTTCTGAACCAGTTAAGATTGAGAAGCCTATTATTCCTGCTACTATTAATCAGTCAAATGCAAGTGGTGCTCAAGCTACAGTAGCTAAAGAACAGGCTATTAACCAGACTGATGAAGAGTTTGATGTAGAATTTGAATTAAGACAAGTTGATGATTTATCAAGACCTATATGGGATAAAGATAAGGAGTTAGCTTGGTTAAATAAGGTTCTACCTCAACTAAGTGAGAGTGAAAGAGTGGTAGTTACTAATGGTCTTATCAGAGTAGCTAAGACTGGTGCATTAGCATGGGGTCAGTTTAGTGATGGTATCATTACTTTAAGTGATATAGCTGCTGAGGGAACTACATATCATGAGGCATTTCATGCAGTATTCCACTTACTCACAGAACCTACACTTAGAGATGAATTACTTCAAGAAGCTAAGAAAACTTATGGAGACTTGAGTAACTCACAACTTGAAGAAGCAATGGCAGAAGGTTTCAGGGAATATGTGATGTCTCAAGACACTCAATCTTTAGGTACTAAGATAATCAATTTCTTCAAGGAATTGTTTGCTAAAGTCACTAACTGGAACAGTCTAAGACCTTCTCTTACTGAATATTACAGAAATATTAATGAGGGACATTACTCTAACATAACCTATAAAGTACCATCTCTTCAAGAGATGAGAAATCAGAAGGGAGTACAATCTTCAATGGATTTCAGTAGTATTGAGGCTGAGACAAGGGAAGCACTTGAAAAGAAGGGATGGACAGAAGAAATGTGGAACTCTATCTCACAGGAGGAAAGAGAACAAGCTATCAGATGTTCATAGCTTCAAACATGAGGTTTAAATTTTTTTTTATTAAGGTGTAAATAAAAAGGGAGAATAGTTAATTCTATTCTCCCCTTCTTCTTTTATAGTCTCTCCAACCTTTCTTTCAAGCATTGATTATATGTATTCATTGCAGTTGCTTGAACCTTGAGTAATGCTTTCTGAACATTATCAATCTTGTTAAAGTTGTCATTGAGTATAAAACTATCTAACTTATTAAGCTTTTCCTCAAGTTGAACTTGTTCTTCTACTAATCTTGTTTTAAAATCACTCATAACTTTTTTTTAATTATTGTTTAAAAAATGGTATTTGGTCTTCAATAAAGATACCTCTCATGACTGTATTGTACATAGGAGCAAGAGGAGACTTAAGCAAGCTCTGTTGAGCTTTAGACTTGTCTTTATAAGGTCCAGACTTAAGTATAGCATCTTCTCCATTGAATGTTTCATAGTTCATTGGGTTCATAAGATTAATTAGATTAAGAGTCTTTTCTACTGTATTTACACCAGCAGCAGGAGACTTTAATATCCTCAAACCTTCACCAACCATTTCTGGAGTAGGAGTAAGAGCACCTAATTCAGTGTATAATCTTCTCAACTGATACTCAATCATTTTGACTAACCAAGGTCTATCCCTATTATCACTCCACTCTATTAATCCAATAGCTGCTGCTACTGCAAGGAAGTGTGCTACCTCAGTTAATGCTCTCTTGACATTTGACTGTTCTGTGGGAGTCATTTCATTCCACTTACTTGCAATATCAAACTGAGCTTTCCTAAGGTCTTGGAATAGAGCATTCATAAACCTACCAGTAGTAAGATAATAACCTTCTGTCCATGCTTCAAGGTCATAGTTATATGTAGCTGATTTAAACCTCCTATTGAGCGAAGGTTTTATCCATTTCCTGAACATCATACCCAATCTACCAATAGCCAATCTTTGTACTGCACTTCTATCAGCTTTATTATAAATACCGTGCATTCTTTGATTAATAGCTGCACTCTTTCTACTGAATTTGATTATATCTTCTTGAGTAAAAGCTGAGCCATCAGCCTTAGTATAACCTTGTTTTAGCTGCAATTTAGCACCTAACTTCTTATTACTACTATCTAATGGTACAACCTCAAAAGCATCCCATAGACTTACTAACTTACCATTAGGAGCCTTCATTTTATAAGCATCTGCCAGAGCTAAGCTGGTTCTATTCTGCATCCAGTGCTCACCTGCATTATTCATAAAGAATAGAGCTGATGTACCAAACATTCTACTGAACCAAGTCTTCCTGTCAAAATTGACTTCTCTTGTATCCTGTTCATATTCCTGCATTACATTGAATAGTTCATCCCATAAAGCTAACTTATTGGTCTTTACCCTATCACCTAACTGAGCTAAGAATGATGGTAATTCCTTACCATAGGTTCTATCAGCTTTTAAAGTATTCTTTTCATTAAAGAACTCTCCTGAGAAAGACTCAATTCTCATCATCACTTTACCAGTAGCTATATTGGAAACACCTGAAAGGACATTTAATGCCAAGTTATTCATAGAAGTCATTCTATTAATAAAGTTAGCTACCTTTCCTTTGTCAATATTAGTCTTACCAAATGTTCCTTCATCTGTCATATATCTTCCATATACCTGCATTTCAAAGAAGTCATTCAGTCTTTCCATAAACCTTGACTTGTCTCCTGTCTTAGTTAATTTACTCTCAACCTTTCTACCTACTGCCTTAAACTTCTCAACCATAGGTTTACCCCCTTCTGTTTGAGTAACCTGTCTTTCTCTTAGCATATCTCTACCAACTTCAAGAACATCAATGACCTTATTCATTTCATCAAAGTCATTAGCCATTGCTGCATAAGCAGTCATAGTACCTACTATATCAGTAGATAAGTCATTAGCACTTTCTCCCTTCTTGAGCTTTGTAAAGTAGATAGGTAACATTTGTACCTCTCTGTCCTCAAAGTCTTTTACAGTTGCCTTATCTCCAAAGTCTGTATCATCAGTTCTTCTAATGAAATTATCCTTGATACTTTCCCAAACTTGTTGAGCACCAGACTTAACACTTTCAGAGCTTTTAACCCTCTCAACCAAGTCTTTCCTAATCTTTACAGCACTATTCAGCTTTGTATATTTATCAGGAAGTAAGGCATCAAGTTTAGCCTTAATATCCATTACAGTAGTATAATAATCCCTTTGGGCTTTATTTAGCCTTCTGAACTCCATACTTTCATAAATGGATTTCTTAGGTTGTCTAACTCCATCTACAGTCTCCATATTGGCATTGAACCAGTTCTGTCTCTCTTCATTGTATTTATCAGCATTCTCTCCTACAGGGTTTCTGCCATACTTTTCATTAAGACTTTGGAACATAGTCCTCATTCTCTCTCTGAATAGAGCATGGTTTATCTCACTGATATAATTACCACTCAGATTACCTTTACTATCTCTCTCAAACATCCACTCAGTGTCTTTTACACCAGCCTGTTCAAGTTTAATAGTGGCAGCTTGTAGTTCCTTCTGAATATCAATAGTCTTCAATCTGGCTTGCTCCTTGCTCTTTTTAACAGCTTGGTCCATAATCTTCAACATATAATCAGATGAATCAGCCATACTATCCAGCCATCTGTCAAAGAAAGAAATATCCTCATCAGCTACTTTAACTAACTCTTCTGCATTAAGAGTCTTTCCTTTGTACTTTCCAAATGGAACCACAAGGTTATCTCCTACAAAAGGCTTGATGAAATCAACAAATAAAGGCATAGAGATTGTATTGTAGTCCACTGCAAGGTCATTAAGCATTGTAGTGACATTATCTAATGCAACTCTTACTCTTTGACCATATCTATTGTCTGTGGACTTCTCTTCCTCTCTGAGAGCCTCTCTTACTGAATCAGCTATCCTCTTATAACTGTACATATAGTTCCTGATGTCCCTGAGTACTCCAGCCCTTTCATTAAGATTGGTTACAGGAGTATTTCTCAATACCTCAAGCCTACTACTTACTTTCCTTAGTTCTTCAAGTGCATTATCAAGGAACATATAGATACCTTCAATCTCACTATTATCAGCTAATTCAAGCTCTAACCTGTCTATTAATAACCTCTGATTGGCACTAAATTGACTGTTAGGATTTCTCTTTTCATAAATCTTGAGCCTCTTCAACTCATTGTCTATAATCTTTTGTAACAAAGCCTTATCCCTATCTACCCTTTCAGTAGTGGAATAGAAAGCCTCGGAGGTACTAATGTTCTCAACATTAATAGCTTCATCCATCTGTCCAGTAAGAATATCACCAGCCAGTTTACTAAAGCTACTCTCTGCTTCAAGCATTGCCTTTTGGAACTGTGAAGCCCCTAATCCTCTAAAGAAATTTTTTACAGCATTGATAAACCTCTCCAGAAGGGATTTATAAGATGAAGAAGGGATGGGTTCAGACTGTAATAAGTGCTTAGCAAGTAATTTACCAGCAGCTTCTCTGGCTAACTTTGATTCATCACCTTTATAAAGACTATCATAAGTAGCATAATCATCACCTAATATCTCGCCTACTAAACTATTGTTAGCCAAGTGATTAACCAGTCTATTGATAAGAGGATTATCACCCATTGCCTCAATAGCAAAGTGAGCAAACTCCTCTGGTAATGCTCTTTCCCCTTTAATACCATCAGCAAGTCTAATCAATTCAATTATACCTGTTGCAGCATCTCTGGCTTGACTAAAGTCTGTTACTCCTGCCACTCCTCTTCTCTGTTCCAAGTCTGTAAGAGCACCTATCCCAATACCATTAGCAGCTAATATCTCTCTCAATCTATTATTAAGAGTGTAATTATACTGCATATTGTTAGCTTCAAGACTATTCATCTTGTTTCTTACTCTGACAAAAGGACTGATATAAACCCTATTACTTTCATTGTCCCATACCTTCTCAACAGATGCAACATAGTCTTCTCTAAACTCTGACTGAGTGTTGAATTGAATAGCCTTTTGGACTAACATTCTATAGTTTTCATCATTGTTCAGATATAACTTAGCTCTACCTGTCTTATGGTAATGACCAATCTCTTCATTAAGGTTCTTTAGAATCTTCTGCTCATCAATAATACTTCTTAGATTAGTTTTCTTCAAGAGACTGCTTAGAGTAGGTTCACCATTTTCATCCATCTGTAACCTTGGATTCCAATTAGTAATAAAGTCACTACTCTTTGTAATGAGGTATATTCTTGTTGCCTCCTGTCTATTAGGGGCATAAGCCAGCAGGTCTTTAAATAACCTGCTGCTTACTACCTCATTTTTACTGTTCCTCACTTGAGGAATTATTGCACATTTCTTAGCCATATCTATAATTCATATAATGTATTTGCACCACAGATTTTATCATTGTTTGCATCCTCATACTCAGTATTAGGACTAATAGAATTAATATCATCTGCTTTCCCTTCATTCACTTCAAGTGGAGCACCATACACCTGACTGAAAGCCTCACTTGCAATATCTTGAGTCAGACTTGAGAAATCATAGTTAAGATACTCTGGCATGGAGTCATAATCAATATCAGCTTCCTGATAGGCTGTTATATCCTGATTTATATTAGGAGTATAATTCCTGTCATTCTTCTCAATTACTGACTTCATTTCAGTAACATCCTTACCATATTCATACTCAATGAAACTGTTCTTGAATCCAAGTGGGTCTATCCTTTCATACACAGCTACATTAGGTTGTACATTATCAGCTTGTGTAAGCCTGTAATATATTGTACCTCCCTTATATCTTCTTGCTATGTAATTAAAGAAGTCATAGGTTGTTTCCTCTCCTATCCCCTCTCTCTTCCTTATTATCTTCTTATCACCACTGTTAGATTCAGTATCAATGGTTATTTTAACCATATCCAAAGCATCACCTTGTTCATCAGTGAAAGAAGTGGAAGCCTCTGTGGGAACCTCAGGAACCAACTGTCTGTTATCCAAGTGATTGTAGATGTACTGGTCAATAAACTGACTGTAATCATCCTCACTTTCCAACAATCCCCTCAGTGTATCAATATACTCTGGAACAGACTGTCTAATGGCAGTTGGTGCTAAATGAATGAAAGTAGAAGGTCCAAATGCAAATCCATTTCTGTAATAACTGTATCTGAATAAATTAAGAGCTAAAGCCTGAGCTTCTGGACCCATATATAACAATGATTGCCAGTCTCTCATATATCTTTCCCTAAGAGTAGGACTTAACTGACCAACATTCTTAAATACTACTGTATCTACAGGATTGTTTTGGTTAGCCCTTATTACTCTTAATCTCTTAACAAACTCAAGTTCAGCTATTTCAGGATGTTCACTCAATGTTCTGTTGAAATAATCAGGGAAATTATTGATGAAATCCCTTCTCTTATCACTGGATGTTGTAACCTTATCATCTGCTCTTAGGTTAGCTTCTTGCCCAAAGAATGATGTCTTGGACATAATATAAGCTAACAAATCATTGTAGATGTTATTGAGTGTCTTTGCATTTAACTTGCCTGTCTTAGTGTACTGTCTTAAGCCTCTCAACCCTTCCTTACCATCAATTACTTCTCTGAATGAAGAAGTGAACTGAGGGAAATATCTACTAAACATTTCTTGTGTTTGGTCAATACCAAGACTAAAGAATGCTTGTAAATAGGGTAATGGGGAACTTAATAACCTCTCTCTTATCTGGTCAATATCCATACCTTTCATACTGAAAGGCATAATAACATCTGCACCAGTTAAAGGGGAGTTTTCATTTAAAACCACATTAGTCAGGAAGTCATCAACTTTCTGTATCTTAATCTGTGTATCTGCAATAGTAGGACCTGCTGCACCACCTTGGGTATCTGCTCTTGTAGCTTGAACTAACTGTCCTAAAGCATCTGCTGTGCCCATTATTCTCTTGAATAAATAGCCAGCAGCCACTTGCTTCTTATAGAACTCAACCTTTCTGTAGTCAGATGTCTGTGTCCTATCACCTAATTCTTTTACTTCCTTCTGGAGAATGATATTGTCTGCCAATTCATCTGCCATGAACTTATTAGATTTATAATTGTCATAGGTTACATCTTCCATCATTGCAGCCCTTTTCTTATAGTTCTCAATGACTTCATCAATGATTGTGTCCTTTCCTTTGCCTTCCCTACTCTCTCTAAAATAGGTATTGGTAATATCCATTACAATTGGTTGTGACATAATCAAACCAATCTCAATAGGATTATAACCAAGCCTACTTAAAAGCATTGAGGCATCAGCAGTGAATGTATTCTGGTTCAATGAAGCAAGCACAGGGTCTTTCACATTATCCACAGATGCAGCAAGGAAACCTGCATTATTCCTTGAGATATACTCCTTATTGTCATTCATCAGACCATGAAGAGAAGTCAGTCTCTTACCATTAAGTAAGAAAGAACCATTCTCAGTGTCAAGACCTAATTCAGTATGTTGCATCAAAGCATGGTTTGCATTATGGTTGGCATAAATACCAATCAATGCTGCACCAGTCATATTCTGCTGATGAAGTTGAACCTGAGTTCTTGGGTTAAGAGGGTCAAGTTTTTTCTTGAACTTCTCTGCCAATTTGTCAAGTTTCTTTAAATCCATACTCTGTAACTTGGAAAGAGTACTTTGATTTTCAGGAATATTCAGTTCCTTTCTTAGTTCAGACTCTCTACTGGATTGTAGAATGTTAATTATTCTTGCAGACTTCTTCTGATAATCAAAACCACCGGGGTTAAGCTCCTTTGAAGCAGTGTCAGCATTAGTCAGAACACCCCACATCATATCAATCAGTAGATTGTTTCTGGCTTCAAGACTATTCTCTTGTGGAGACTTGCTAAAGTCATATTCAATCTTCTCAATCTTGTCCTCAGAAGATACTCTATACTTCTCTCTATTAGCTTTATATGTCTTCCAGAGATTGTATTCCTGACTATCCTTAGGAGCTTTCCTACCATCATCTATGGCTCTGTTTACACTCTGTCTATACTCCTTCAACATTTCAGGAGATACAGCTTTTCCTTGTGTCAATTGAGCAACCAAATCATCAACAAACTGTCTTCTATTATATTTAGGAGTTATCTTGAACTCAGGCAGCATAATATACAATTTATCCACATCAAAGTCAGAACCACTTAGGGTAGTAATCTCTGCTGGAAGCATAATTGCAGAACCATTTTGCTGGGGTAAGAAACCTTTAATATAAAGAGGAGCCATTGAATATTTGTCCTCTGTTGGAACTCTATAACCAATCAACTTTCTCAAGCTGTCTGGTAACTTATTTATATCCAGTTCATGAGAACCTGCCTTCATAAGAGGTTCATAGAACTTCCTACTATATGCTGGCATATAAACTTCGAGATATTTGATTCTCTTGTTCTCTCCTTCACCTTCAAAAACAATCTTTAATTCATCAGTAAGACCATAGTCAGACACCTGAATAAGTGCTCCTCCTCTAATCTTCTGCTTAGTAATCCTACTCTTGATAATACTATTCAGCAATGTCTGTACTCTTTGGGATTGTACAGGGTCAAATAATGGAATATTGAATTGTCCTTTCTCATTGAGAGTACAAGCTCTAATCATATCAATTCCATATCTTTGATTACCTCTTAATTCCTCAAGAAGTATCTTCTCAACCTGTTTGGGGTCTTTAAAGATTTCATTTACATCAGCAAAAGCCTGAATGATATTCTCAGTGTTAATAGCATTATACATATCTAACCATTCCTGCTTAGACATTTCCCTACCATTTACATCAATCTTAACATCTGGACTAATATCTGCTGTAATCAGCTTTCTAATCTGAGTACCAACTAACTGAACTGCATCAATAGCATGTTCTGGAGTTGCAGTCTGAATACCATAATCCTCATAGCTTACTTTATGAACTACATTAGGATTCTCAACACCATTCTGAGTAGTGGCATTCTTAAGTACAGACTTGACATCTTCCTTAGTATTGACATTATTCAGGTCAATTACACCTTGTTTCCCAACCTTAGTAGTTGATTCAAATTGAACTACATCAATTCCATTCTCTTCCATGAACTCATTGATAGCCACAAGTTTACCTGATTTACCAAGTGGACCTGAAACTAACTGGTGCATAGCCATAAGAAGGAACTCTGAGTTCTTATGTTGAACTGGTGTCTTAATGCCTGTATGACCTTGAACTCCACTCATATTATTCACCTGAGTGTACACATAAGGTTTCTTGGTCTGCCAGATAATATTGAAATCAGCCATATCCCACTTACCATTTTGGAAGTTATCAAAGGCTCTCTGCATATCATCTGTCCACTGACCAGACATATCAAGAATAGCTCTGTAAGAACTTAATGACCTGTAAGCCTGAGCATCTGCCACATTTACCTCTCTGAACTTATTCAAGATTAAATCTCTGTCTCTCTTTGACATCTCACCTTTCTTGACTCTTTCATCAAGTACAGTTGCAATATCATCAAGTGCAGAGGATACAATCTCATCATCCTTTAGATAAATAGTCCTCTCTTCCTTTCTACCATACTTAGAGTTGGTATTAAGTCTGAGAGCAGGAGCATGAACCTCCTTATATCTCTTTTGGAAGTCCTCTATATTCTTATAGAAAGCAAGGTCAGTTGTAGTGAGTTCAATGATTTGTGATGTAGCAAACTTACTATTCCAGAAATACTCTCTCAACTTAGCTTTGGCATTATTTCTAATAACCAAATTTCTATTGATACTATCCATTTCCTTAGCAGTAATCTCACCTCTCACCATCTTCTCTCTCAACAAGTCCTTAATACTTTCAAAAAGAGTAGTTGCTCTTCTATCATCTACTGGATTATTGTTGTTGTAATCCCTTAAAAGAATATCCATCTCTGTAGTCCACATTCCTTCAAGAGCCTTCTTTGCATTGTTCAAAGAAGTTGCTGTATTCCTGTTATAAGAACTTTGACCAGCATTTACACCAATTACTCCAAGATATTTGTACTTACCATTAGGCAGTTCTTCAAGTAAACCAGCTTTAGCCCATTCTCTGTAAGTCTGTTCAAACTCATTATCAAGAGCTTCTCTTACTGACTCTCTGATGAACTCTCTTAACTCAGCACCAGTTCCTTCATTCTGGATTCTCTGGAACCTATCAAGGAAAGTCTCACCATTGTCATATCTTACATCATTCAGAGCTGTAAGGAACTTAAACTCAGAACCTCCTTTACTTTTAACTTTCCCTTCCTCATCTCTGATTATATCATAGTTTGCAATAGGAGCAATGTTAGGATTACCCTTTTGATATTCAACATCCCTTTGGTTTACAAGAGCTATTCTATCTACTTCTTGATTAACCAAATCAACCATCCTATCAAGGATAATATCATCATACTTCATATACTCACCATCTTCTCCAATGATGCTATGATTGTCATACTTCCTGAATCTAATGAACTCAGCAGAAGGACTATCTGAAAGAATTGGCACATGGTAATTAGCCCATTGAATATCAGATTTACTGTTATCTGGGTCTCCAAAGTATTCTGTCAGTAATACTAAGGTATAATCCAAATCATCCCAGTTCTGATATGCAACCTTATCTGAGTTAAGTAGAACCTTATGGCTCAATCCTCTTCTCATTTCAGGGTTATTTACCAGTTGCTCAATCCAGTCATTTCTCCATCTACCATCCTTATAGAACCATTCATATTGTCCGAATTCATTTTCAACAAACTCTTTGAACCTTGCTTCATTACCCATAACATTCTTAAGCTGTTTAATCAACTTGCCAAGATAGTTAGGAGTAACATGGCTATAGTATGACTTATCATTTTCCCTCACACTACTTTCAATGGCATCTTCTGTTACTTCTGCAAGCATCATAGCTATGCTACTGTAAGCAGAACCAAATGTATTTATCAAATCCCCTCTCTTTTCAGTTCCATCTTCAAGAGTCTCAGATTTAACCTCACCTTTCTTTACACCACTGAATATGATATTTAATTGAGGAAGAAGCAACATAATTGGGTCTGTTGCAGTACCACCTTCATATTGCTTTATATTGGTCAGAGCATCCAATAATACACCTTGATTAGCATTGATACCAATCATATTAAGGAGCTTATTCAATGTCTTCCAAACCTTTTCATCCTGTAGAAGTTCCAACCTTTGTTCTGTACTAAGATTGGTAAATCTGTTATTAAGAGCTTCAGTCCATTTAAGACCATTCTCTGCATTCTCAAGATTCAAGTCTCCATTCTTGTCATAGATACTATCATCATCAAGCAGATTACCATTCTCATAGTTATCCCTCCATTCATCAAGTAGATAATAGACACCCTCAGGCTTATTGATAGCAATAGTTTCCATCTTGAAAGTACCATCAGCCTGTAGCTTCTTCTTCTGAATCCAGTAAGGCATAAAGTCCTTTCTGAAATCCTGATAGAACTGACTGAATAGTTTGGGTTCAGCCTGTAGCTTCTTGACTATTTGCTTAGTCCAAGGCTTGGTATTACCCAGAGTCTCCAGAAGTGGTAACATATCATCAGATGTAATCATATCTCTGAGCTTATCTATAAGGGTTGCATGAACATAGTCTGCATCAAGAAATCTAAGATTTCCTAAATCATCCTTATCATACTTTCCTCTGTAGTCAAGTTGGGGTATCTCTCTGATTACCTTTCTAACTTCCTGACTTAAAGACTCATGAGAGCTTACTTCCCTATAATTAGTTATCCATCCATCCTTGAAAGCCTCATCCTTTACAAAATCATCAGCTTGTGTATCTACTGCACTATCTCCCTCTGGAGTATCATTATTAAGGTTGGCATCTTTAGGGGCAATATAATTAGGGTCAATCCTAATCCCCTCTGTAGCTATTAGTATAGTACTTGCTTCCTCAGCCAAAGGTTTGAAGTTATCTACTACTTTCTGATAAGCATTAGTCTTATATAATGCTTTCTTCTTTGCAGCTTCATACTTCTGTTCATCACTATATCTTTCAGAACCTTTCATACTATTGATTATATTCAGTTCTGATTGTATCCTATTCTCCTCAGAGTCAAGTATATAGTTATTGAAATAATCCCTTACTCTACTAAATAAGCCAGCAGGTGTATATAACTTGATTATCTTGAATCTATCAAGAGTTGCTAACTCTTCTTTCAATTCATTGACAGCAAGTACATCACCTTCTTTTTCAGCATCAGCAATTCTCTTATTAAGAGTATCATTGTGTTCTTGCAGTGCTGTATCTATTTCATTGCTAAAGAATCTTGCAATCAGACTAACCCTGTCTCTTCTTGTTCTTGGGTCAAAGTCTAAATCTACTTTAGCTTGTTCTTCCACAGTGGAAATTATTGGAGTATCAAAGGCATCACCCAGTCTTTCTTCTTGTCTTGAAGGAGTAGAAAATGAGAACCTACTCTTGAATGCCTGTTCATCAGATATATCTTTTCCAGATTTATCTCTAAACATAAAATTAGCAGTAGAATGAACTTCACTGGGTATTCCTAACCTCTGTGCTGCAATAATACCTGCCTCATCTATACCTGTTTGACCTCCACTTCTAATCTCAGCTATAGTAACTCCTTTGTTCTGAAGCTCCTCTAATATCTGAGTCACTAAGTCATTATAGTATGCTTGATTTTGGCTCATACTATAAATTCCATTTCCAGCTATGTTAATCTTTAGATTATCTACCTTTCCTTTAGCTTTAATCTGATTATAAAGATTTTCAGCTATTTCTGAAGCATTATTAGACTCAGTAGATAATATAGAAGAAACATACTTATTTTTAGCAGCATTTTTAGTCAGCTTCTCTCCAGCAGTATTAAAGTCTTGAGCCAAAGCTATGGTTATATCTGACCAATTAGCATTCTCTCTTGTCCTACTTGGGTAAGAATTGTTGCCAGAGGTAGAAAATTTTGTGTCTACCTTCTTTCCTTCTGGAGCCTCAAATGCAGGTGAAAGTGCTTTATCTAAAGCCTCTATCATTTCATCCTTACCTTTCCTTAATTCTGCCCTAAAGTTATTTAGTTCAGAAGCAGTAGGATAAGTGTCCCAGTCCTTATTATTCTTGTCTTGCCATAGCTCAACAAGTCCCTTGACTGATTCTATAGTTTCACCCTGTAATTTAGCAGCCAATTCTTCTATTGTAGAATTGGTTGTGATACATCTTTTACTCATCTTGTTATAGATTTATAATTAAATTTATGTGCAAATATAAAGGTTGTTTTCTTAATATGCAAGTTATTAAGGGTTTTCTTTTTGAGAGGTAAACCAAACTCTTTAAAAATAAGAAAGGAGGTATTTAACCTCCTAATAATTTTTGTTCTATTGCATCTGCAATCATCCTTAATTCAGATTATGTTTCTTTGCTTAGCCCTTGCCTGAGCAGATTTATATAAATAGCTTTGAATGTTGGAAGCCTTATTAGCTCTTATAACTTCTCTATAATAGTTCTGATAATACATCTTACATTTCTCTTTGTTAGCTTCTCTCATTTCTGGGTCTTGAAGTCTATTTCTGACACATTCTTTACACCAACTTCTCCTACCATGTGGAGAGGTTTTACTAATAGAATAGTCTTCAAAAGGTAGCATTCTACCACATTTGGGGCATCTTTTATACTGTATGCCATCAATAATCTGTATCTCTAATCTTCTCATATATCTTGTAGCTTAATTACTTTAATATTGATTTTCATTTGTTCTTGATTTTAATCTGTTACTTCTTTTGAATAAGCAGTATATACTGCATTTAATTCTACATCATCCTTTACAGAATCCATAGTAGCCATATACATAGCTTTTGTCCTTGTTCCACCTCTACTTAATGCAGCAGCTTCAATCACTTGAGAAGTTTTACCACTATTCTTGAAAGGAACACTTACACCATTTGTCATGGCAGAAAGCTCTTTATACCATTCAACATACATAGGGTCAATAGTCATGGTATCAAATTTGATACCTAATTCACTTGCCTTCTTAGCTTCTTCTCTCCAATCAATCTGGGCATTACTTATAATACCCTTGTAGCTGTAACCTACCTTGTGAGGTGCTGCATCAGCAATTAATAATACTGCCTTAGTAGAACCCTCTCTCCATGCAGTTTCCTCCGTGATTTTCTTAATGACCAATTCATAGAATTCATCACCATCCCCACCACTTGTATCCTGAGCTTCATTAATAAACTTGATGATTTTGTTTTCATCATTAGTAAGGTCTAATACTTGGTAAGCCTTACCAAAGTTATCCTTGCTCCTCATATCACAATAGTCACCAAATGCTACTATACCAATCCTTAAATCAGGATTAGAACTGAATAATTTGGGAACCAATGTTTCTTACTGTCAATGTCTGCCTGCATTTCTGCATTCAATTTTGAAGCATCTTCATGTGCTTTCTTAAACATTGATTTCTCCAGTCAGCCTTTCCTTAAATGAAGGCTTCGCAATAACTGCTTGTTTCTTACTTCCAAATGCCATTGTTTTTTTTTTTAGTTATTAATCAGGATTGGCTTCATCATATAAATCCACCAAATAATTTCTTCTCAAAAACTCCATGTGTAATGGATGTGCCAGTTCTCTTGCTTGAGGATGAGCACTGCCTGCATCCCTCAACTCAAAGAAGTGTTCCCAATCACTTGCAAAACCAGTTACTACCAGTTCTGTTTTCAAGCTATTAGGTAATACAGCTCTTGCTTGTTGTGGTTTCCAGCCATTATTGATAAGATTGAAGTATTGTACCTCAGAAGAAGCAAGACTAAATAAGAAGTACAACTCATTCAAGTCCTCTTGTGTATAAGTAGGGTTACTTAAACTACCCATTTGAATAAGAAGTTCTTGAGAGTTTTGTTCTCCTAACTGTCTTTCATCTACCCAAGGAGGTAGGATAAAAGTAAGTTCATTACCAAACTTATCCTTACTATAGTTACAATATCTTGTACTTTCCTGAGCAAAGGACATTACTCTATGTCTTACAAATTCATGGGATACTCCTCTGTCACATACAAAGTGAACAGTAATTCTCTTTGCATGGAACTCTGTAGGTTCACACAGGTATTGTAGGTCATCAATCCACTCATTTTCTATAATAACTCTATAATTACTGGTTATATACCAATAGTCATTCTCACTATTATTCATTACTACAGAGTAAGGATTGTCTATATACTTTATAACTATAGGTTCATTAGAGAACTCTCCTCTATCATCCATAGTTCCATAAGGAATTTTAAGATACACTGTACCATGCTCCAACATAGCACCATGACCTGACTTAATCATTCTTTCCACAAACTCCTTAGCAGAGTCTTCTGTTATCTTATCCTCAGATTTATAACATACTCTTCCTGCCCTTTCAATTTGTTTATAAACTCCTTCAAGACCTTCCTCTTGATTCCATATCTCAAAATCTGGTTTAATTAATCTCATATTTTAATCATCTATTACTACAACTTCATCAATATCAAACTCTTTAGGAAACTCGGCATCTTCTACCTTTTTATGAAAGGCTTCCTTAATTTGTTCCTCCTCTGCATCTGGAGGTAATTCAACCTCATCATAATATGATATAGTCACACTTACAAACCTCTTATGTTTTACATCAAGAGGTTGGTTCCAGGGTGCTTTGGGGTCTCCATCAGCTCCTAATGGTACATTACTCATTCTCTTTTCCTTTTTAAGTTTCTTAATATTTATCTCTAAATTATTCTCTCGGATTAATCTGCGAGCAATTACACTTTCAAGGTCATAATGGCATTACCAAATCCTCCACTCACAATTAAGCCTGTATCAGGCAATTCCAAGTTTCTTCCAGCATCATTCATAAAGAATGAGAGGAAGTCTTCAAGTATGCTTCTATCCCCTTTAATCATAAAGTCAAGAGCATTGAAGAACTCCTCTCCTTCCTTGTGTTGTTTTAGAATGACACCTATCTTTTCATTCAATGTCATAATATACCCTTTGCATGAAGATAATATCTAACTATATCCCAATCCACATAAGGTCTATCAGAAATATAACTATGTTTCAAGGGAACTCCTAAAGCTGCATCATCAATATAGATGTGTGCATAAGGTTTAGGTGATGAAGTCCAATCCTTTTGAGTTGGATTTTCATTTACACCAAACAAAGGAATATCATGCTTCTTAAACCAGTCTATTGCATCCTGCAACCCATCACTGGGTAATTTAGCTGGCTTAGTCTTGCCATAGCCAAACTCCTCTGTTTCTTCTGCTCCATCTAACTGATGGCTTCTCATAGTGAACAGTATAATCTTATGACCTTTATCAGTTAATTCTTTTAAGACTTCTGCTGCTCCTATCTCTGCTCCTACTCTTGGGAACTCATGTGTAACACAAGTTCCATCAAAGTCCACTGCTATAATCATCCTTCAATTATTGTTTTATACCTTTCATAAGTCTTTCTTATTACTTCTTCACCAATAGGATTCTCTCTCTTAGAGTCCCTCTCAATACACACCTCAAGAGGTATAAAGAAATCTTTATACTCTATTGAGTAACAATTCATATAACCAAGGGTACTATCAACTAAGTTTTCATAGTATTCTATCTCTTTTGGATTGAAATTCATGTTATCAACAACAATATCATATCCAAATTCCATAGCACTTACTATGAAGTCTTTCTTTATATCAGATACAAGATGTTCTCTACTTGGAACCCAGTATTTACCAAGCATGTTTCTGATGTCATCATTATTGAACCTTACTCTATGCTCTGGGTCTTCAAGTACCCACTGTTTAGCCCATGTAGTTTTACCTGAGCCTTGTATCCCTCTACACAAAATTATCTTACTCATAACCTGCATCTATTTGTCTGATTCTCTCTTTAGCTATGTGAATTATCTTCTCATAGTCAAGTTTTCTACTATCAGTTTCCTTAGTTCTAAGTATCCTTTTAACAATATCTGCATCCCAAGGATTTAGATTATATTCTAACCATATATCCCAAGGTTGAATTTTATGTTTAGCATAATCAGATTGTCCTACATTATAGCTTCTAACATCTTCTTGAGTCTGAGACACTTGAAGAGTATTGGGTAATGAGAAGCTTTTGAAGAAATAATTATACTCCCATTCGTGCTCTTCTTTAGTATCATCTACTAAATAAATACTGGTATTTTTTATTTTAGTTACAGTATAACACTTGCCTACATCAAAGTATAAACTCTTTTTTCCTTCATATATGACCTTATCACCTACTTTTAACATTCCCATTATTACTTTCCTCCCAATCTTCTAATGTTACAAACTTGTCAAGGAACTGTCTCTTTTCCCTGACATAATAATGACCATTCTTGAGACTCATATAGAGAACTGCATCTATCCATTCCCCACTATCCATGTCTTTCATCTTTACTATACCTTTAGCATAATATTGATTCTTGGTCTTAGGATAGACATAGATTCTCTTCTTTTGCTCACAACTTAACAAGTGGATAGTGTAAATAAGCCCACATAGAGCTATTACAACTACCACTGTTACTACCAATACTTTCCAAATCTCCATAATTTCCTAATGTATCCAGAAATCTGCTTTATCACCCTCAGCAGGAAGTTCTACTTTCCTACAGAAGAATGCTCCAGCCTTTTTCATACAATTTTTCAAAACCTCTGTCATTTCATCAGCTATCTCTTCTGGAACCTCTATATTCCATTCATCATGTGCTGGAATACATAACTTTACCTTGAATAACAAATCATGCTCTACAAGATATTCCCATAAGAAGATAGATGCAGTCTTGAACATAGTAGCACCACATCCTTGACAAGGATAATTGATTGCTTGTTTTTCAGATGCAGACTTCCTCTTGAAGAAGTGTCTTACAGGATGTACATACACATCAGCTATATTTACATAAGCCTCTCTGATAGTATCTTTTCCTGCTTTCTTGGTTGTATAATGATATACTCCCACCATAGAATTAAAGTTGTCTCCTCTGGCAAATCTTTGATATAACTCATTCTTCACTTGTTTAGGAAGCAACTTATTCTCTTTACCTTTATAAGATTTATAGGTAGCCCAATACTCTTGATTGAACCTTGCTTTTATACCCATTAATATGTCATAATCATAGATATAAGCCTTTCTTCCACTTGAAAAGTCAGTAATGATATATCCATGCTCCATGACAAACTTTCTCTGTCTGTCTTGATACACTTTCATACCTTTAAAACCTTTCATGTAGTTATTATAAATCTTGTTGGCTTCTACAAGAGGAATACCCTTATTACCATGAATAGTGTTAGCATCACCACCATAATTAATGGCAAATTCAATACCCTTAGCTTCACTTCTCCAATGTTTGAACTTATACTTTACTTCTTCTATAGGACAATTTCCTATTATCTCAGGATAAGACATCTTGGCTACCAGAGAATGAATATCACCACAACCATTATTGAACAAATCAATCATAGCTGGGTCATTGGTTACATCTGCAATGATTCTTGATTCTTGCCCACTATAGTCACAAGAAATCCATTTCATTCCTTTTCCTGCAACAAAGCAAGCTCTTGTCTCACTGTCAGATGGAAAGTTCTGAAAGTTAAGATACTCAATATTGTTTGATTTATCCTTACCTCCTGAACTTAATCTTCCTGTATCTGTTCCCAACTGATTAAAGTTAGTATGTAACCTTCCACTCTTTTCATTTATCTGGTTAATTACATTCTGACCATAAGTAGAAGTAACCTTCTTTGCTGCCTTATATTGTAGATACAAATATGCAATGGTAGATTTATCTTGTTGAGGTTCAATTACTTTTGCCTCAATACTATCCTTCCATTCACCAGTATCCTTATCTTTAGCTAACAAATCAAAACCTAATGATTTGAATAATGGAATTACCTGTTTAGGACTATCCCAATTAATCAAACATTGAATCTTGCTTTGAAAGCCAAGAAATAGGTCTCCTTGAAGGTCTTCCTTTATGTACTTGGTACTTAACCTTGCATCAATAGGAATTTTCCATGCTTCACAATAACCCCTCTTTTGCCCTTTAATGTCTGCTTCTGGGCATCTCTCACCCTTCATCTTTTTCCTTGCTTTCTCAAGGTCATCAGGGTCATCCCATCCTTCTATCTGCAAGTAATGATAAGCATAATTCTCTCCTTTAGCTGAGTTAATAACCCAATTACTAAGTGCATCCTCAAATACTTTGACAGTGAAATTATCAAGAAGCATTTTTCTTTCCCACTTACTTCTGCCTAATAACACACCACAATATTCAGTATATGCAACCCAAGGAACAGACTTATTCTCATACACAAGAGCTGTAACTAATCCTCTCTTCTGGAGTTCTTTTTCCTGTGCATCCATTATCTTCTCCAGATATTTCACATCATTTGCACCATACTCAATAACATCTTCTGAAAGACCAGCCCACATCACCTTTCCACGAACAGTCTTATCCAGCTCAACACCAAGATAATTTTGACCTGCTGCTTTTAAAGCCATAGAATGAATACCAGCAGGAAAGCCCATATACATAAGTTTCTCTGCCAAGAAACCATCATAAACCTGTTTTACAACTACTCTTTGATGGAATAAAAACTTCAAGTCAAACTTGATATTCCAACCAATAAATAGTCTATCAGATTCAAGATAGTCTTTAAAGAAACTTAGGCTTACAGTAGTTATATCAATTACTACTTGAAACTCATAACACCCCAACTGGAGCATTATGAGTTCTTTTGTATAAGGGTCAAACCCTCTGGTTTCAGTATCTAAGCCAACCTTTCTCAAAGGCTTGAGCATGTGTAATGCAGCTTGTGGAGATATTATCTCATACTTGTCAGATTCAGGTAGTATTTGTTGAGTTACTACATAAATCATATATTCACTATTGCATCAATTAACTCTTGCTCTTCTTCTGGTGTGACTTCAAAGGTAATAGCATAACCCTGTCCCATTACATGGTCTATAGATTTAACTACTGCCTCAGCTTCTTCAAGATATTCTCCCTCAACTATCATTGGACCACCTGATGGGTCTATGAACTTTTTCTTCTTATCTGTCAAACCACTCCTAATAGTATATGTGGAAGTCTTTAACATATAAGTGTGTGACTCACTGCCATCTGGCTTAACTAATCTCCTAAGATAGTTGTGTTCCTCTCCTCTTGATTTTAACTCTATTAAGTCTTTCATACCATTGAATATGCTACTAATTCATCAAAATTCAGTACATACCTATACTTCTGAAAGAAAGTATTTCCAATAATACCATGTAAGTTAATACCAAACTCTTGCTTGATATTACCAAATGCTTGACTCAAGTCTACTACTTGGAAATCATCCTCATAGCTCTGACTTCTATATCCTACATTCATTCTTACATACTTAGATTCTTGGATAGTACCCTCTATTCCAAAATGACCTCCACTCTCTCCAGTCTCTTCATAAGATAATCCTTCCAGAGCTGCTTCATTAATTGAAGAATAAGATGCACCAGTATCAAGAAGGAAGTTCAGTTTCCTGCCATTATTCATAAATGTGACAATTGGCAGTTCAACCAAATCCATAGACTCTCTAAATGAAATTCTGCCCACTTTAGGGTCTATCTTCCTTCTATTCATTATTAGATTAACAACTCCAGCAATAATGGCTACACAAGCCAGTACCACTATCATTGCTACAGTTTTCCATACAAACTCCATGTTTCATGTTTTTTTTAGTGATTACTTTCCTGTACTACCAATACCACCCCTACCTTCATTTCCAAGGAAATCCACAGGCTCCAGAAGTGGTTTAGATGATAATAGCCATTTTAATTTCTGCCATACAGTAGCAAACTGAGATAATTTAACCTCAAATTGGCATACTCTTGTGCCTTTAGGGATAGTTACAGCCTTGAAAGCATATAGTGGTGCTCTCCATTCATCTGTATCACCATTATAAATAGTGTCAATGAATCCAAGACCATTAGCAATAGTAACTCCCAACTTACTTGGAGCACTACTTCTACTATAAACCTTAGCTACTATCCCCTTGGGAAGTTCAGTTGCAATACCTAACCTTGCAACATAAACCTCTCCTTTCTTCAAAGTCACATCTTCTGCCAGACATAGGTCAAAACAATCTGACTTATCCTCTCCTGTTCTCACAGGAAAACAACCAGAGGTGATTTCTTTTACTTTAATCTTCATATCTTATTTCTTATACTTTATTTTTTTTTATTGACAAGCCGAGTAATCACATGATTCACAATGTTTGCACCCTGCTTCCCTGATTATTTTACCACCACATTGAGGGCATTTTTCCCCTGCCACTTCCTCATTAGGGATATACTTACTAAGCACTCTACACATAGCTGAACTGAATGAAGTGATATTGTCATTGACTTTCTTTGCAGTCTTGACTATATACTTAATATCTACTCCATGTCTTAGTAACATAGATGAATACAAAGTAGCTGCATTCTCTTCAACATTCTCATTAGCTAACTCAAGATTGTCTATATGAAAGACATCTGATGTAAAGCTATAGTGCATCTTACTTACTTTAGTTATAACACCTTTATGAGGTTTAAAGCTGATAGGATTCCTTGGTCTGAATGCAAAGACTTCATAAGGTTTACCTTTTAACATACCTACCAAGATGATGAATTGTTCACCTCTTGCTTTAATCAAATAGGCATCAGCTTCAAGTTCTTTAGGTCTTTTAGGAGCCTGTCTTCCTTCAATAGTCTTAGGTTTTTCAACCTGAGTTAATACACCTTCCCTACATCCATCTCTATAAATAGTGATACCTTTCAATCCCTGCTTCCATGCTTCAATATAGATGTCAGCAATCTCTTCTTCTGTAGTTTCTCTATCCAGATTAACTGTGCTACTGATACTGTGAGTGATATATTTCTGAACTACTCCCTGTAATTTAACTCTCTGTCTCCAATCAATCTCTGGTGCTGTAGAACCATAATAAGGACTTTCTTTCCAGACTTCCTTCCATACTCCCAAGCTCCATTCATTGACTTCTGACTCACTATAGTTCATAGTTTCAACTGCCCATCTCTTCAAGTTAGGATGAACTACTGTAAATAAGGTGTATTTCTCACCTACTTTATCTACATAATCTACCCTATCATTTTCAGACATACACTTTCTCTTCCTTTGATAGAAAGGCATGAATACAGGCTCAATACCACTACTTGTGCCAGCCATGATACTTACAGTTCCAGTAGGAGCTACTGTTGACCAACTTATGTTTCTTCTACCATACTTCATCATCTTTCTAAAAGTATCTCCATCAAATTCCTTGATAAATTGATACCAGTCATTGCCATAGAGTTCTTCTTCTATATTCAATGTAGGAAATGCCCCCCTCTCAATAGCCATATCACTATTACTATCAAGCTGACCTTTGAACATAACTTTCATTAGTTGTTCAACTTGACTAATCCCTTCATCAGAGTCATACTTCAAACCTAACATAGCTATTGCATCAGCTAAGCCAGTGAAACCTAAACCAGCTCTTCTTCCTTGAATTGCAGTTTCCTTGATTTTACTCCATAGCTTGAACTCAGTATCATCAGTATCATTCTTTACTGTATCAATAATCTTATCAACAGCTTCAATCTCCAAATCAACCAAATCATCAGCCAATCTCATAGCCTCATAAGAGTGCATGTAGAGTAACTCTTCATCAATGTGAGCCTTATCTGTAAATGGGTCTACAATATAACTTGCTAAGTTAATATGAATCAACCTACAGCTATCAAATGGACCCATTGGTATTTCACCACATGGATTTGTCCCCACCATTCTAAAGTCTTCATAAACTCCATCAGGAGAATAGTTGTGCATTGCTCCTTCAAACATAATCCCTGGTTCAGCAGTATTCCAAGCACAGTGCATGAGAGTATCCCATAACTCCCTTGCTCTTACTTTCTTGAAGAAAGAGTTTGGATGGTCATCATCTGAGAAGAACCATAATTCATTATATGGCATCTCTTCAATCATAAGACCTTGAGGTACACTTTCATCTACGGGAAATCTAAGGATATAATCCTTATCATTCTCAACAGCCTGCATAAATTCATCAGTAACTTTAACTGATATATTAGCTCCAGTTACCTTAGTTAAGTCTTGCTTCTTAGTAATGAACTCTTCAATGTCAGGATGATTAATACTCATACTTAACATAAGGGCACCTCTTCTTCCATTCTGAGCCACTTCATTGGTTATATCTGAACATACATCCATGAAAGATGCTGCACCAGTTGAAGATTTAGCAGCATTATTAACTCTGGCTCCTCTTGGTCTAAGTTGAGATAAGTCATAACCAACTCCACCTCTTCTCTTCATAAGTTGAGCTTGTTGGCTTCTTGTCTTCATTATCTCTGCATAACTATCTTTAGGACTGCCTATTACAAAACAATTACTAAGACTTACCAATGCTCCAGTTCCACAACCAGACATAACTGAACCTCCAGGTATAATATACTTGAAGTCCTTGAATAACTGATAGATAGCCTCTTCATCAAGTTGTGGTCTAACATAGCCATAGTTTGATAAATTACTAAAAGCCCTATTTATATTACTCTTCCAGTTATAATTACTCTCTACTCTTGCAAATTCCTTAGCTAACCTTTTGTGTGTATCATCAGGAGTTTGTTCTCCTTCTGCTGCATACTTATTCCTCCAAGTTGAGGCTGCCAGTTCATCCCCTTTAAAATATTCTAACTCTGTCATGCTGGTACTAAATTCTTTATTTCCATAATACAATCATTTGCCATCACTTCCTTACTATATTTCAAGTTAGGATTAGTAAGATAATAATTTAGGTCTGTAAGAATCTTCCTCCAATCCCTATATATCTTACCTGTTTCATCCTTTAAATCTACCATACCAAAGTTTCCATAGAATTCCCACACAATAGGAGCAATTGTCCTTCTGTTGATAACAATGAATTGATAATGTTGAATCTTGAACTCACTGAAATAGGGGTCTCTCTTAATACATTCTTGAAGAATATATGTATATAGCTTAGCTTGAATATCATATCTCCAGTGAGCAAAGGAGTCTTGAAAGTTCTCCTCAGGATACCCAGTAGTCTTTAAGTCTATTGGATAGATAATCTTATTATGGTGGTCCACAATAAGTTCATCAAACATACATCTCACTGGTATTCCATTCCATTCAGCTTTGAATTTCAATTGAAACACCTTCTCAATATCAGTATTCCAAGGGTCTATATAAAAGAAATCCTTGGTTATTGAGTTGGTTCTTAATTCATCAACACACAGAGACACATCATTATAATCTTTTTGGGATAATATAGTCTTGTCTCCTGCCAGTGCAAGTAGTGAATAATACTCATTGCAACTCTCTTTTACCTTCTTTATTCTGGTAGCTTTATAAGAGTCTCCTGCATAATATCCATTGGCTACAGCCACACTACTAATCACTTCATCATCAATAGTATCTACCCTTCTGTGTGTATCTCCATACTTGGAGAATAATACTTTGGTAATACTTATCAGGTTATCTGATAGATTAGGGAATTCACATACAATGAATCTCTCAGCAAAGGCTTGTTCCCCATCAGTAAGCATACAATCCACTGCACTACCAAATAATAATGCTGGACTATCTACCTTATCAAAGAGAGAACTGAGATTTCTCCATCCTTCCCTTTCAAATCTTGATAATGTAGAGTAACTGATTGCAGGGTCTTTCCTGTACTCTTCCTCTGTTACATTCCAAGATAGTTCTTTAATACTCTTCATCATAGTATTCCTCCTCTATGTCTTCTTCCCATTCATTACTGGGAACTTCAAGCTGGGTTAAATATACATCTACCTCAGCCTTTAAATTACTTAACTCTGTCAAGTCTACATCAAGGTACTCTTGTTTAGGATTTTCACTCTTGATATTCTTCCTTGTCTTGAATATTGCTGAATCTACTAAGTCCTTGAGTGACTCAAAATCTCTGCTCTGAATAAACTGTTCACCTAAAGTTATATCACTCTTGGGTAAACTGTTGAGCAATTTCCTCATTCTTTCTATGGCTTTCATCTTTAATAATTTGAATAAATTCTAAGAGTTGTTTCTTAGTAAAGACCTCAAAGATAAGATAATTTTCTTTATCTGGCAAATTCTCTATATGTTTCCTGAACATCTTAAATTTGTAAGGAAACACATCATTGACCTGTCCTTTTACTTCAATAATTACCTTTAAGCCTTGATACTCCATGTAGAAATCTGGGGTATAAGTAATATTAATTAGCTTCTTAAGGTTTAGTATTGTAGCCTTAGCTTTATTACGGGTGTAAAAAGGTACAGTAGGTCTAAACCCTTCCCAGATTGTATAAGTATGGGTTTCATATTCAGGCTCAAACCCATGTTGAAGCAAGGTCCTATAGACCATTGCCTCAATCTTGGATTTAAACTTTATGTTACCATACTCTTCTGGAGTGGCATTCCTAATTCTCCTATTATTATAACCATTTCCATTTGTAGCCACCTGCACTTCTTCTCTTTCCATTACAGCATTCTCCTATCTTTGAATTGTTAATACCTGTAAGAGCCTTAGCTTCCAAAACTGAATTAAATTCTTCTATAATTTCCATGTTAGAATTACATTTAGCTACCCTCTTAGATTTAGTTATACTTAATGAACAACTCCTTTTATTAATTCCATTCCCATAATTAACATTATACAAACAGTCACACCACTCAAGATTCTCAACAGAGTTATTAGCTTTGTTTTCATCCTTATGATTTACTTGACTGTAATTGTTGGGGTTAGGAATAAAAGATTCAGCAACAAGTCTATGTACAAGAAAATGCTTCTTAACTCCATTATTACAAAGCACTACAAATTTATAACCAGCACTTTGAGTACCCTGAGAAATCTCTCTTGATTCTCCAGTGTGGTTATAGTCCATAGATATTACTGAACCTAAATTGCTCACTATATACTTAGGAAAATCAGGAATACTTCTGTATTCAATCCTTCTGTTTTCCACCTCTTTTAAATAATTGTTTCATAGGGTCTTTCAAGATGTGTTTAGCTGTAAGAGCATCATCCAATGTTCTGAATGCAGCAAAATTCTTGAAGTTCTTGATTTTATTCAAGTCCTTGACCTTTGTTATTTCTCCATTTAGGCAGCTAATAACATAAATCTCCTTGCTATTCTCAATGTGGTTATCATACTTCTCATCAAGCACAATAGCTACTTCTCTCAACAGAATTGAGAATACAGCAGCAGGATAGATTGTATATAGATTACCAAGGTACTTCCTCAGATTATCTACATTACAATGAATCCTTCCAGCAAGGTGTTCCAGATAGAAGTTAGGGTCTATATGTTCCTTCATCTTCTACTTCCTTGATTACACCTTCTTCAATAAGGAATGGAATACTTTTCTCACAGATAGTCACAGTATAAAATGGTAGGAAACCATAAGCACTGTTCATCCCAAAGGCAAGTGTTCTGCCCATTTCCCCTTCCTTACCATTCTCCACAAAAATAAGTTTCTTCATACTTTTTTTTTTTGTAAATTAATACTCTGAGAACCATATAATTGGCTCTCCATATTTTTCTTTAGTTAATTTGCTCACCTCTTCAAATACAGTAGATGGCATCCTTTCTTCTTGCCTTGCATAGTATGCAGGATGCTTCTCTTCAAGTATTATATTGGTATTCTTATTGATATAAGGCTTAAGTGTCTTAGCCTGTTCACCAAAGAGAACATATATAATACCAGTCTGCCACTCTGATAGATTCTTTAGTAACTTGGTCATGAAAGGTCTCCACATCATTATGTGGTTACCTATTTTATTCACTTCACAAGTCAGTGCAGAATTAATCATTAGTACTCCTTGTTTAGCCCAACTCTCTAAAGTGGGGTCAAAGATAATACCATTATGTGGAATTTCAAAATTAATGCAAGCCTCTTTAACTATTTCAAGAGAAGGAGACAACTTAGTCCCCTCCTTGTTTCCAAACAGGACACCAGTAGCCACATCCTTTTGTGGATATGGGTCTTGCCCTATCATTACAACTTTGAGATTATTGTAAGGGCATAGATTAAAAGCCTTAAATATATCAGGATATGCAGGACAAAGTAAGTCTCTTTTAATTAAACTTACCTGTCCTACTACCTTATTTAATTCTTTTATATCTATAACCCTTACCCATCCACCAAAATATTCCTCAAATGTCATACTATATAGGTCATTTGTACAACCTCATCAAGGTGCTCCAGAAGGTAATCATTCATAGCCTCATTGCTGAATGTAGAAGGAGTTGGCTTTTTAGGTTTTACTATGAACCTATCAGTCACATCAGCTACTACTATCTCAGGTAATGGCTTAGTTACTTGAACAAAGCCATTTTGATTCCTTATAGCAATATTAATATCCTGAGCAGTAACTCCAATATTATTTGTATCTACCATGATACCCTCCTGTACAAATGCAGGAATGACTGTCTTAATGATGCCTTTCTCAATCAGACCATTACTTACAAAGACCTTTGGATTCACATAGATTCTACCAGTTTTGTAGTATAGAATTCTATCCTCCATAACTCCATGAAGTGTGTACAGTATTAATAAGTTATAATCTTTGTCAAGGATATAACCATTACCACCATAATACACCTCACCAGTGTTAGTTGTAATCTTCATAAGCCTGTCTCTATTATTATTCATCTGGAATGTCTTGAAGATTGCATTTGCAGTTCTTCTTGATTGAGGATAACTATTCTCAAATAAAGCAACAGCCATTTCCTTTAAACTATTAGGCTGATTGTAGTTACTCAATAACCCTTCCTCAACCTTGTACTTACACATTAGTGGAACATCAATCTCTGGTCCACTAATATCTACTCTTAAGAATAGATTGAATACATTATGGTTTTCAAATGCAAGATTAGGTTTAATATGGTCTGGGAATTGAATAGCACCTCTATTCAGGAATATATTATGAAGTTGCCAGTTTAATTGTGCACTTATTGCCATTACATTTCTACTTTAAAGTACATTGTATCAGCAGAATATTGAGTCATAAAAGGTACATCCCTATCTATAATAGGATTACATTCATTAGCCACGAAGTTTACAAACAGATTAACCATTACTGATGCAATCATATTTGCCATGAATGTTGTCTGTTTGTAGCTACAGATAGTTTCATCTGCTGCTGCATCACTGAACAACCATCTATTCTTATATTCAACTATAGCTCTTTCATCATTGCCTTGAATGGCAAAGACTTGAAATTCTTCTGCTGCCAATCTACCATCAATGAATAAACATTTAGACCTCTCTCCCTCAGGTTTATTACCTACATGCTCAAGCCATTTATCAAAGAACAGGCTCCTTGCTTCCATGTTATCAAAGCCACAAATCATAATATCTGTAGCTTCACTCTCAGCAGTAAATCTTTCTTGATATGCTACACTGTTATAGTAGTTTGCATATACTTGTAACATCCTATGAAGGGAGCTAACCTTTGCTTGTCCTAAGTCACCACTACCATACAATTGACCAGACATATTAGCCTGTTCAACTATATCTGGGTCATATAAATATAGTCCAGCAGGTTTTAGTCTTGCAAGTAGGAAACCAACATAACTTCCAATACCTCCTACACCAGCTAATGTAATAGTCTTAGACTGAATGGCACTATACCAGATAGCTCCACTGAATCTACTTGTAGCTTCATCTACAAGCAAACTACCTGAATTGGGTGGAATCACTACTTCCTCAGCAGCTAATGCAGCTTCAAGTAATGCCTCTCCTTGTTCATCAATCTCTACTGGAGCATCCTGTAGAGTCCCTGAATGAACAGTCTCCAAATGTTCATCAACCATTTGGTTTATAGCACTTTCTAATACTTCATCTTCCATAATCAAATAATATAATCATCCATTAATTTGATATAAACACTTAACCAAGGATTCTTTGGTAATTTCTCAAGCTCTTCTCTTACATCATGTGCCAATAATGCAGCCATAGTAGAATCATCATTATTAATAACTGCCATGACATCTCCATCATAGGTATAATTAATAAGATAATCTACATAGTTTGATGCAAAGTATTCAAACTCTTTGACACTTCCAAATCTCCTTCTATAAAGACTCTCCATAGAATTAGCCCACTTCTTGACATCAACTGCACTTTCATTTGAAATGATAATACTTGATGTAACAAGTTGCCTTACAATAGATTGCACTATGTCTTCATCTACTGTTACAACACCATAAGGAATGTCAAGATTCTCTTCCTCAGGCTGGTCAAAAGGCAATTCACCTTGTTTAACAGGTAATTGCTTAGCTTCATTAGCTTTATACCAGCCTCTTCCTTCTTCCCCATAGTATTTATCTTTATCCATAGGAAATGTACTCCCCACTTCCTTGGTTGGGGCAATGTTCTTTCCATAGTTACCATATTGAGGATAACCACCTTTATATACAGGAGTAATAGCCTTCTTCTTAGACTCTTTGATTTCCTTAAGCCTCTCCATCATTTCAGTCTCAAAGTCATCAGTTGTATCCTCAAATACTATATCCAAATTGAACCATTCAAGTTTCTCTTCTTCAATATCAAAGGTCTCTACTCCCTCTCTCACTTCACCATTCCAAGTAGGATAAGTGTATTTCTCAGATACAGTCTGTACACATTTGTACTTCCTTGTAACACCAGCAGTATATTTACCTGCATTATTCACAATTAAGGATACAAAGTGAGCCATATCATTACCTTCTGCACTCAGGGTGGCTGTGTCAGTACCACTAAAGAAAGTAGCCATATTATTATGACTATGGATTAATCCTTGGTATATTCCCTCTTCCAATAATTCAGGATGGTCTACCATATATGTAGCCATATCAGGAGATACATTGAACTCAGTATATGTACTTGTACCAATGTCCATTTGGAACAAATCTACACATCTAATAGTTATGGACTTATCTTCAAAAGCTCCCTCAACTTTATAGAACAAGACACCTGACCATTCTACATCCCAAATGTTCTTGCATAAAAATCTTATCTTTTTCTCAACCTCTGCTGGGATGACAATCTTAAATATATCCTGTCTGTGGACTAACTCCAGCACTGGTTTCACTTCTTTCTTCTCTTCCATATCCATAATTTAATATTCTCAACATGCTACATACAATAGCTTCAATATATTGTAAATTCAGTATCCTCGTTCTATTAAGAGACTCCTCCTCTGAGGATAGTACTCCATCAATAGTCAAGGTAATTTCCCTACCTTTGAATGTACAGATTTTCTTTCCTACATATCTCTGATAGTCATCACTACTACCCCTTCTTACTGCTCTTGGTATATAGACTTTACCATTGGTTATAATACACTCCTTGATAATACTATTACTAACAAGGTTAGTATAACTAATATCAAAAGTATGCTTGTTATATTCAGTATTATACCAGCTAATAAATTCATTACTGATAAGAACCACTGTATCAATGAAGGACATTCCTATCCCATAACTTCCATTACTATAGTTGAACCTAATCTTCTTAGTCTCCAGAAGGTATTTAATGAATAGCTTGAATTGCTCTCTTCCAAAGGCACTATTCCAAGGAACCACACCTCTAAGAGATTGCATAGAGAATTTATCTTTAGCATCTCCCATCTCTGGTGCAGGAATATTCTCAAGTCTGTGGTATGGAACTCCATCAATAGATTCTACTCTTACATACCTATCAAGCTCCAGACATAATAACTGCCAAATGGCTTCATCATATCCTATAGCTAATGTAGAAAGAGAAGAATTGATAGGTCCTCTACCAGTACAAGGTGTTTGGAAATTCTCAAAGTTGTTTCTTGGAATAGAAGATACATGACTGTGCATATACTCTCCCTTAAAGTGGTTTAGTGGATAATTAGACCTGTTCACTCCAAAATATCCCTTACCTTTTCCCTGCCAATTAAATGGAACTTTAAGCCATAACTCCTTAATATCAACATACTTATCATACTCATTTGTAATCCTTACTGTAGGAAAATAAATAAGAATAAATAAGCCATTGAACATAGTATTAGCAATCTTCTCCTTTATTATTGGCAAGAAATATTTAGCCAATGCAGAGTCACTTACAACAGTTTCATTATTAGCACCTTCTGCTGTCCAAAAGAGATTTATTATATCTCGGTCCTCTTTATTCATATTTTGGTAAGCAGAAGAATCTACTATATTACTCCATTCCATGAATGTTCCCAAGGGAGTTACACTAAGGTATGTATATAATCCATCCTCAGTAGGAAAACCCTGCATATCTACTCTCCCTTCACCAAAGAAGTCTTGAAAGAACTGTAGGATTTGATTTGGTCTTTCCATGATACTATCATATAGTTCATGGACTTGTTTCTTTATTTCTTCGGTCATTGCATGATAAAGAAATGAGGGGGAAGGCTTATTCAGCCTCCTCCCTCACTGGTTTCTACTTAATGAACAAAGTCAAACATCTTGTTTATTTCTGACCTTGACATCTTTTCAGGTTCTTTGTAATCTGTACCTTTCAGTTCAGCCATAGCTCTGTTATAGGTAGCTTCTTCGATGGTATCACTACCATAAAGACCTTCCAACAGAACTTCTAATGCACCTGCAACATTACCTTCAGGAATTGAACTTTCCTTAGATATTTCTACTTCTTTTGTAGCTTTCTCTTCTACAACTACTTCCTTCTTCTCTTTTACAGGAGCAGGTTTTGAAGAGCCTTCACCCAACAGGTCAATCAAGTCCTGAGTTTTACACATAGTGAAGTTCTTTCCGAACCTTTTTACACACTCATCCTGCAAGCCTCTTGCCTTGATTGCATTGTAGGCTTCTGCCCTTGACATAGCACCAGACTTGATTTTCTTTTCAGGTGCAGTCAGCAGGAATGTCAAATCATTTACTACCTGTCCTTTATAAGGAATGTTGGTAGGAAGGATAGAAGCATCATCTTTCAATTCTGCTCTCAAATGACCTTCAAAGAATGTCATTCCTTCATATTCAATACCTGCTTCTCTCATTTCTCTTTTCAACTCACCCAGTGTAGTTGCAGTAGATGCTTGAATAACTTTTTGGGACTGAGTTTTGTTGTTGATGATGGTTACTTTTCTAAATTCCATGATTTTTTTTTTTAGTGATAAAACATTACCTATTAAATAGGCTTAAAATTATTTCTCTGAATTGTTCTTTGTCTCCTATTGTTTTATAGAGGTCTGAGACATCTTTTCCTCCTTCAAAATGTGGCAATACTATGTTAGTGAACCCAGTGGATGCTGATAGTTTCTCTCCATCTATGAGACCAGCTTTATCATTATCCAATAAGATAAATACCTCCTTGTATCTTCTTTTGAGTTCATTAATAGCAGTATCACTAATACCATAGCCCTCTCCTTGAATAGCCAATGCTGGTATCCCAGTGTTTGCCCATAGACATAAAGCATCTTTCATTGAGGAACAGATACATATCTTATCCCCAAATTCAGGTACTTTAGTCCATAAGCTAATTACTGACCTATCATGCCTGTTGGACCACTTATATCCTTTCTGATTGAATGGTTGATATATCTTTAAAGTGACTTTTCCTTCCTTATATTCTACATAAGCATAAGCATATTTATCTGCTGGGAAGACCATTCTGTTCTCTCCTTTTATGATTATTTTATAGGATATAGGATAAATGTCAGCATATTTCAACCACTCTAAAGTGATACCAAATGAAGCCCAATACTCAAGGTCATACTCTCTCCATTCCCTTGTCTTACATTGTAAATCAAGGTTAGAACTGTACTCCTTAGTAGTGACAATCTTAGGTTTACCTAATGCACTATAGCCATTAGTCTTAGTAATCTTGGGTAAGTCCTCCCAAACATGTGCAAGCACATCATTGTAATTCTCCCCCCAATACTTACCTAATAAATCAAATGTTCCTCCTCTATCTTTTGTAGCCAAGTCTGTCCAATGTATCTTCTGACCATCTATGCTATAAAAACCAAAGGATGGATGGTTATCAGGTCTTAATGGACTTGATATAATTGTTGGTATCTTGTCTACTCCAAAATAATAGTTCAGAATATCTAACTCTGATACCTTTGATAAAATCTCTTCTAATCTGATATTAGGTTTACCAATACTAATAGCCATAATTCTAAATCTTTATGTTATTAACCCCAAGGAGTTGCTGTAGGAGCTGTTGCTGCTCCTAATGGGTCATTGTCAGGTGCAGTAAATGAAGTAGCTTCTACTACATTTTCATGCAAAGGTTGTGTAGAGAACTCTGTATTAGGAGCACCACCTGCATTCTGAAACTCAGTGATTGCAGCATCAATCCTACTGTAATCTGTTACAGCATTCTTAGCAAACTTCCTTGTAAATACAGCCTGATACTGTCTTGTACCATTCTCATTATCTACAGTTCTGATACCTACTGCACCTTTAACTGTATATGCTGCAGCAAGAGTAACAAGCTCTTTAAGCTCTTTTACATCACCCTTGAACAGAGCTGCCATATCCAGAGAAACCTCACTGTCAGAGGGGTCTTCCTTCATAATCCACTTACCATCTTTATAGTTGGCAGGATTAGGAATATTCAACCACTGAATAAGGAAGTCAACCAAGAATTCCTCACCCTGCCATGCAGGTCTATAGTCAGCACTGATATTGGCTGGTCCAGAAGAGTATTGTGGAATAGACTTGGACTGTACTTCTTCTTTTGTAGCCCATGCAGTTCTACCAAACTTATCAATAATCTGGCATTTACCACTTGTCTGACCAACCTTATAATCCTTAGTCAATATAAAGCTGATAGGAATAAGCAATTCAATACCATTGTTCAACTTAGCATCAGGAGCAGTCTTTGCATAGAATACCACCCTTACCTGTTCCTTACCTTCATCAGTTTTACCAACATATTCAGGGTCATTCTCAATCTCTCTACCTGTGAGAGCTTCTAATTCTGCCTTAGTAGGATTTACAGCTACAATATTGAATGCAGCCATACCTTTGTACATCTTGAAAGAACCTTCAACTGATTCTTTACCTACCTTAACAGCCATGAAACTTTTGTTTAAATTCTTCATCTTAAATTACTGATTTTACGTGATTAATCTTTGAAAGGCATTTCATCTGCCACTTCTCCAAATGGATTTGCAGGTGCTGCCTCTTCTGCCAATGCAACTGCCTCAGATGCAGGTACTTCTACCTCTCCTACAACCTCTTCTGAAACTTCTCCTTCTGGAGCTGCTTCTGTTGCCTCTGCTACTGCCATGATACCAGCAAGAACTTCCTCAGAAGTAAAACCACCAGTCATAGTCTTGATAGGAGCTTCAAAGCCTTCAATGGCTTCATTGATTACACCCAGTTCTTCCTGTGCTTTCTCAATCTTCTCTACCAGTTTGTCCCTTTTGGTTCTCAAACTCTTAGTGTTCTGAGCTGTTCTCTTTACAATTGCAAGCTCAAATCTTGATAATTCTCTGTTCATAATGTTTAATTTATTAAAATTATTTGTCTTTGTCCCATATTATTGGGTTTACTTTGTAATTTATTTATGGTGTATTTCTTTTCATAATACTCTAATGCTTCCATTAAATATGGCTGGAGCATACCTATTCCCATAATAGTCTGTATAAAAGTTACAGACAATTTAGGGTCTTTACCATGCTCAGTGCAATAATCTAATAGAAGATTGGCAGCATCTTCTCCAGTCAGTCCACCAAAGGCTACAAGCCTACTAATCCTGACTACTTCATCCCTATCCATAATATTCCTGTGCTTTCTCAACTACAAGACCCAAGTCATTGGGAATATATAGAGGAAACATGCCAACAGGACTCTTTGCAGGATATACTCCATCATCATTGGTAACAAATTCTCTGATGGATTTCTTCTCTTTGGAATCAAAGGAAGATTTACCATAAAGAACCACTTCAAACTTACCCTCAGGAGTAATATATGAATCAACCATGTTACCAGTACTCTTATATTTATAAGAGATACTATCACCATTCTTGTCTTTATATTCCTCATAATGAGCAAGACAAATCATGTTCTTATTTTCTGGCACAAGATTGATTGCATCAAAGATTAACCCCATTCCATAACCAATCTGTTTAGGAGTGTCCCAACCACCTTTCATTGCATTCTTCATATAGAAATCCTGACTGATATAATTCATATCATCCAGTACTATATTGGTGAATGGGGATTGAGGACTGGCTAACATCTCAATGATTTGAGCAACTTCTTTCGCATCATTGGTTATAATCCTGTTACCTTTACCAATCTCCTTAAGAGTAGTAACTTGATACTTACTTCCACCCCCTCTAAAAGGCAAGGGCTTATTCACACAACTTATCAAATAAGTCACTTTAGGGTCTAACCCTTTCAATCCAAGCTCTGGTATCTCTCCAATAGAGGTTGATTTACCAAAGCCTGACTTAGCTAAAATCAATGCTTTCATTCTTCTTATTTAAAAATTTAGTCTGCAAAGGTAATCAATTTAATCAACCTATGCAAATTCATCTTCCACTTCCTTATTCTGGCTTTTCTTATAGAGACATTCATGAAAGTATAGTTAGTCCTCCTTCTTACAACTGTCTCAATATATCCAAGACACCTTTCCAGTTCAGGCTTATTATTGGGTAGTGGAAGCTCAGTAAATGTACTCACTGCTCCATCAAAGAACAATGGACATATTTGACCTCCTGCTCCATTATCTCTATCCTCAATAACCTGCATAAACCTTATATTGTTTTTGAATTTGGTCACATCATAACCTTCATATTCCCTTAGACCATACTTAAATGGACTATATAAACCAAGCACCAGATTTGCATCTCTGGTGGTAGTCTTACAATCTGCAAGACCATCTGATGAAGGCATCATCTTATTCAACTTCTGATTCTCAATTCCTTCCTGAGCCTGAGCTTGATGCTGGATTGCAGTGATATTGAAATCAAATTGGTCTCTCTGAGTGATGAAATACTTACTCATCTTCTCAATAGTCTGCATTTTGTTCATACCACTTTCTGACATCAGATTTGAATAGTTGTCTAAGATAATTTCAACATATTCATCCTTGTCATCTGGTTCATAAAAGTCTATAACCTCTCTTTCCTCCTCAAGTCCAGCTTCATTCTTCATGATAACCTTCTTGAAGTGGAACTTTCCTCTACTCAAAGCAAAATTCCTACAATACTTGTTGATTCCTGTAGGATTTCTCTCAGAGTCAATATAGATTACAGTCTCCTTGAACTTCTGAATATATGTTACATATCTTTCAGATGCAAGTAAGTCTAATATCTCTTGAGGAACTGGTCTATCAGCAGAAGTACTCTTCAAGTCAGTTGGACTTATTCTTATTCTATCAAGCCTGAATAACAGGTGACATAAGAATTCATAGAACTTTTCTTCCTTACCCATTTCAAGGGTAAAATAGAGTATCTTCAACCTTAGTTGGTCAGGGTGCTCAATTGCATAGAAGAAGGGTTCATAAACAAGCATATAGTCAGCAAGTTTTGATTTACCAACCTTTTGATTTGCAGTAATAATGTTATACCTTCTTTTCTCTATTCCTGGGAGCCACACTCTTAATCTTGGGAAAGACAATGGAATACAATTTATCTTGCCATCCAGTATCCTCTGTCTTCGGAGTATTAACTTCTCCAGTGCCCTATCAAATGAATCCTTCTCTTCCATAGCTTAAACCAATGTAGTTGTCCAATTATCAGTAAGGGAGTCTGTTTGACCTTCATTCTCAATATAGTTAGCCAGTTCTGAGATAGGCACTTTAGTATCATCCTTCACTTCTTCTTTCCAAATGAAATATTGAAGTAATCTCATGAACTTATATTCCCCATTGAAGCCAGAAACATAGGCTTGAGTTGCATTAATGATTTGTTCATCAGTGTAATCATTCCCATACTTCTTAAAGAAAGTCTGTAACTTCCTCTTAATGTCAGTTTTATTCCCTCTCCAATACTGATTGTTAAAGTTCTTTCCTTCTGGATAAATGGATTGAAGTTGAGGTACTAATGCTTCAATTCTTTGATTGAAGTCATCAGTCCCCACAGACTTATCAGAGTCAAGAATGATATTATTTACCACATTATTCCCTGTAGAAGTAATAAATAACCCTACAGGAAGATGTGTTTCCCTATCATAACTTGTACTAATAAGTCCTTTTTTCTTCAACTCACTTTCAGCAGCATTGAAATCTACATTGTTTTGAATGGCTATCATAAGTAAGACCTCTCCAAGAGAAACCCCACTCTTTTTAATAACCTTGTCATTCAATGAGATTGTCATACTACTCTCCAATCAGCAATTCAACATGAGCTTCCTCAACTTTCACAGTCTGTTCACAAGCCTCCACAAATTTATTCACAAGTGCAGCACAGTTCAAGAAATATTTCTCAATTTCTCTGTAAACCTTTGCAGCAGTAGCAAATGCTTTACCTTTTGCTCTGGATTCTGCAATCCTCTTACCTACCTCTTCATTGAAGGCATCTTCCTCATTGCATCTTGCAATAGCTCTTACCTTGAATGTGCCATCGAGGTCTTCAAGTGGAAGATTATCCCATATTTTGGGATAAATATCAATCCATGCAGGATGTTTTTGTAACTGCATATCACACTCCAGAACACAAACTACCACCTTCTTCTTAGGATTTACAATATAGCTTGCTTTAGTAATTTTAACTCTGTTTCTCATACTTTTATTTCACTTAAATTTGTTTTCACAACCAACTCTGGATTATAATCCTCAAGCATCTTCTCAACTAACTCCTCTTCCCTTGTACCACTAAAGTATGGGATAATAATGATGGGGTCTTTGTGCCTGAGTATTCTACCCAATCTTTGTTTGATGATAATATCACTGCTGTTCAGATTAGCATATAAACCAACTCTGCAATCTACAAGGTTCATACCTTCATTCAGCATATTACATGCTGTAATGTGGTCCAACTTCTTGTGATTAAACATATCAAGTACCATAGAGGATTCTTTGTTCTTACTGTTAATACAGTTTTCCCCTAATATTTCTGTCTGCTCAATAGAGCTACAGAATGTGAGTACCCTCTCTGATTTCAGCTTCTCCAGAAGAGATAAGATAATAGGGTTCTTTAATTGTGAAAGGAATTTGAGCCTTTGACCTGCAAGGAATAACCATTTTGTCTTTACTCCTTCATTTCTTGTTCTCATATATTGCCTCTTCCAGAACTCTATCTTGTTTCCTAACTCTATCACATACTGTAGTTCAGTACACTTAATATGCACCTGAATAGATTTATCCCTTAAGTAAGACCATCTATCTTTATATAGACATTCTTTGATAATCTTAGCCTTAGGATGCTCAATCACAGTATGTACAGCATGTGTATTATCAAGTTCAAGAGGGATAAGGAACACTCTTGGGTCAGGAAGGATTTCATTGTCTATAGCCTCCTTCATCTTCACTGTATAACACTGAAAATCAGGAAACAACTGACCAAGTTCCCACTTCATATCTCTGGTAACTGTAGCTGAAAGCATGATAGAATGATGTATCTCCATTGTAGATACAAATTCTCTACATCTTTCTGACATGTGTTGCACTTCATCAAAGATGACTACATCCCATTCTTCCTCTACATGTTTATTCAATCCTACATAAGTACTGAATTGTACTCTTTCAAGCCAAGATTCAAGTCCCCATTTGATAAACTCCTCTTTCCAGTTATTTATCAAGACTAATCTTGGGATTACTATAAGTATGCTACTGGGGTTATCCCTTAAAGCCAAATCAATGCCTATCTTAGATTTACCAAAGGAAGTAGGTAATTGAAGCAAGATGCTTTGAGATTTTATCTCAAGAATTTCCTTCTGTATTTCCTTCCTGTCTATTTTGCTCTTCTCTGAATACATAATAATTTTTACATTTGTGTGACTTACTCTTTAACACAGCATAACTTATAACCTGAAAGGCAACACCAATAAAATCCCCTGCTTCTTTTAAGGTGTTATATTTACTAACCAGATTCATATCTAAATCA